GCGGCCCGAGGCGGACCTGCTCAGCATCCGCATCCGGGACCGCTCGCACCCTGGGCCGCCGACCGGCAGTCCCCTCCGCAACCCCGCCCTGGGGCGGCGCGGGCCGGACCTCGGGAGCGTCTGCCGGGCGGGCCGAGGCAGGCTGCCGCGGCCGACCGACCCCGGCGCCGTCCCGGATCGGCGCCCGGTCCGCCCGTCCCGTACCGGGTCGCTGGCGCTCCCCCGGGCCGGGGAGCCGGACGTCGTGTGCCTCGTCCGCAGTCATCGCGGTGGCCCGCTCGATGCTCGGGACGCGCTGACGCGAGCCGCGGTCGGGGCGCCGGCCGGACAGCCGACCGGACAGCTGGCCCGGCACGCTCAGGAGCCCGCTCAGGCGCTGCAGCCCGGCCAGGCGCTCCAGCCCGCCCAGTCGTCGTGCCGCAGCCGGCGTGTCCGTGGGCCGCAGCCGCCCGGCCAGGACGTCGTGCGCCTTCACGACCGCCGCCACGGCCAGCGGGAGCACCAGGAGGATCCACGCGCTCGCCAGGTCCGCCAGGACGAGCAGGCCCGCGAGCACGAGGGACCCGTCGGCGAGCAGGGCACGCTGCCAGGTGCGGAGCCGGACGTGCCGCAGGCCCAGCAGGCGGGCGTACAGGGGGCGGCTGGTCACCGACCTCCCCCGCGCGCCGCGACGACGGTCATCAGCGCACGCTCGACGGCGTAGTGGTGGTCGGCCGCGCCGCCCTTGACCTCGGCGTCGGCCTCGGCGACCGCGCGCAGGGCGGTGGAGAGACCCTCCGGCAGCCAGCCGCGGGCCTGCTTGCGGGTCTTCTCCACCCGCCACGGCGGCATCCCGAGCAGGCTTGCCACCTGGCCGGCCGGGGCGTGTCCCTGGGAGGCCACGAGCGCGATCGAGCGCAGCGCGCCGGCGAGCGCGCTGGTGACCAGGACAGGGGCCAGTCCGGTGGCCTGGCCGTACCGCGTCAGCTCCAGCGCCCCCGCGAGATCCCCCTCCACCGCCCGGTCCGCCACGGTGAAGCCGGTGAGCTCGGCGCGGCCGCGGTGGTAGCGGCCCACGACCTCGTCGTCGATGGGGCCCTCGGTGTCGTCGAGCAGCTGGCCGGCCGCCGAGCAGAGCTCGCGCAGGTCGGTGCCCACCGCGTCCAGCAGCATCGAGACAGCGGTCTCCGTCACCGTCCGGCCACTGCCTCGCAGCTCTGCCCGCAGGAAGTCGCGGCGGTCGGAGAGCCGGGTCATCTTCGGGGCGTCCACCCGGCGGGCCCCCTGCTGCAGCAGGGCTGCGAGCAGGGCCTTGCCCTTGGCGCCGCCCGCGTGGCACACCACGACGCTGACCTCGTCCAGGGGCTCTGCGGCGTACGCCGTGAGCTCGGCGGCCGTCTCCTTCGTGAGGTCCTGGGCGGCGCGGAGCACCAGCACCCGGCGGTCCCCGAACAGCGACGGGCTCAGCATCTCCGGCAGGTCCCCGGGCTGCAGCTCGGCGGCCGCCAGGTCCCTGACGTCGACCTCGGCGTCCACCTCCCGCGCGGCTCTCAGCACCGCGCTCACCGCCCGGCCCACGAGCAGGTCCTCCTCGCCGACCACCACGGTCAGCGGGACGAGCACGCGGTCCTTCGGCACGGCGAGATCGTCCCACGTCTCCTACCCCGTACCGGGGACTGCTCCGGTCCCCCGACCCGAACGCCCGACCACCCCCAGCTCGCCGTCCCGCAGCACGAGCGCGACATCGCCGTCCTGGTCCGTGCGGAAGCTGCGGGCGCCCTGGTCGAGGAGCTGGCCCAGGGTCCCCGCGGCCGGATGCCCGTACGTGTTGCCCTGCCCGACGCTGGTGAGCACCACGCGTGCGCCGACGGCCGCCAGGAAGGCGGGGTCCTGGTCGGCGCTGCCGTGGTGTCGCACCTTTGCGGTAACCATCAGCCCATGAGCACCCGCGCTGGCCTGTACGTCCGCATCAGCGATGACAGAGAGGGCGCAGGTCTCGGTGTCGCCCGGCAGGAGCAGGACTGCCGCCGACTCGTGGAGACCCGAGGGTGGCACGTACAGGAGGTCTACGTCGACAACGACGTCAGCGCCTACAGCGGCAAGCGCAGGCCCGCGTACGAACGGATGCTGTCGGACCTCCAGGACGGCATGGTGGACGTCGTGGTCGCGTGGCACACCGACCGGCTGCACCGCTCCCCCATAGAGCTCGAGGCGTACATCGCGGCGTGCGAGCAGCGCAACGTGCCGACGGTGACAGTGACGGCCGGGGACCTGGACCTGACCACGCCCTCCGGCCGGATGGTCGCTCGGATGCTCGGCGCTGCTGCCCGGCACGAGGTGGAGCACAAGAGCCAGCGCCAGCGAGCGAAGGCGCTCCAGCTGGCGCAGGACGGCCGGGTTGGGAACGGCGGGCACCGGCCGTACGGCTACGCCGCGGACCGCATGACCCTCGTGTCAGAGGAGGCCGAGCAGCTTCGATGGGCGTACGCGGAGGTGCTGGCCGGCAGGTCCCTGCGCTCGATCGCGCACGACCTCACCGACCGCGGATGCCTAACGACGACAGGGCGGCCCTGGACGATCCAGGCGCTGCGCTACAACCTGCTGACCGGGCGCAACGCAGGACTCCGCGAGCATCATCGACAGGTGGTCTCAGACGCCGTCTGGCCGGCGGTCGTAGACCGCGAGACGTGGGAGCGCACGCGGGCTGTCCTACTGGACGGCGGGCGGCTCGCCTCGCCACGGGACGGCACGCCGTTCCCCGCCGGGCGGAAGTACCTGCTCAGTGGCTTCCTGACATGCGGCCGGTGCGGCGGCAAGCTCCGGCCGCTGCGCAGCAACCGCACTCAGCGGTTCGGGTGCAAGCCCACCCGGGACGGCGGCTGCGGCGGCATCCTCGTGCGCTACGAGCCAGCCGAGGACTTCGTCGTGGAGCTGCTCCTGAACCGGCTGGAGCAGCAGGCGGACCTGCAGCACGAAGCACCCCCGGACCGCACCGCGCACCTGCTCGCAGCGATTGCCAGCGAAGAGCGGCGGCTAGATGAGCTGGCCGCCGCGTTCGCGGACGACGCGGATGCGAACCCGCTCGAGCTCCGGGCCGCGGGCAGCCGTATCCGCCGTCGCATCGCCGAGAGCCGTGCCGAGATCGCCGCCGGCACTCTGCAGCAGGCGCACCACCTGCTCGCTGACCCGCTCGCCGTGCGGCAGTCCTGGCTCAGCGGTGACTACGACCTGTCCCAGCAGCGGGGCGTGCTGGCGACAGCCCTGGAGCGCATCGACGTCGGTCCCGCGCAGCCGGGCAACCGCTTCCAGCCGGCGCGGCTCAAGATGCACTGGCGATAGGCGCCTTGGCCTGTTCTCTAGTGCGCGCTTGAGCCGGGCGGCCTAGTAAGCCGATCGAGCAGGTCCCCGAACGCCTCTCGCTGCTGCCAGGTGTAGAGGACGAGGTCCGGGTCCTGGTACTCCAGCCGTGGCCGCGGGCCGCTCGTACTGTCCGTCAGCCGAACCCACCCATTGCGGAGCCGCGTCGCCGGCCGGTGCTCAACCTTGACCTCGTCACGGGTCAGTCGCCGCAACTCCACGCCGGTCAACCGGCCCCCGAAGCCCTCGCGGCTGATGGTGACGTTCAGGTCGTCAACGAGTACCTGCCCCGTGTAGCCGGAGTATCTCACGCCCGGCACCCACCCGGTGGGCTTGCTCATCGCCGCAGCGCCCTAGAACTCCGCGTCGACCTGGAACTCGTACGTCACGCTGCCCTTTGGGCAGGCGTCCGTGGAGACCAGCTGCACCGTCGCCGTCTTGCCGGGGCCGACCTCGTTCGCCACGCCCTGCAGTGCTCCTGCCGTCTCGCCGTCCTTGAGCGCCGTGAAGGTGAAGGTGCCCGACTTCTCGTCGTCACCTGTGTTGGTCACCCGGGCGGTGCCCATGCACGTGCCGTACTGGTCCTTGAGGGTGGGCTTGGTCGCGGTGAACGACCCGTCCGCGAGCCCGGTGGAGGGCGCGGACTTTGTCGGCTTACCGGCCGCACTCGACTTCGTGCTCTTGTCGGCAGACGGGGTGTCTGAACCCGCGTCCTCCGACGTGCTGCCTCCGCATCCTGCGAGAGCGAGCGCCATGACCGTGGCCCCGGCGTACTTGTAGATCGTCGTCATGCTGCTCCTTCGTCACGCGCCCAGAGGCGCTGGTAGATGTCTTCCTTTTCAGGATCGGTCAAGTCGTTGATCCGAGTCCTAACGGTCTCCAGGTCGACCCAGAGCTCTTCGGCGATCTCGTAGTCGTCCCCGCTCCAGAGCAGCGCATCAGCGAGCGCTTCCACGGAGATGAGGCGGCGTGCCGCCTCACTGCAAACTCGGCTCTCCTGCTTCGCGTGCGTGACGTCGCACAAGCACGCTGTGTCCTGTCGCTCTCGATGGATCAGCTCGTGAGCTAGCGCGGATCGGCGGCCGGCCTGGTCAAGCCGCGAGTCCAAGACGATGGCGTCCTCGGCTGGGAGCCACCAGGAGCGTCCCTTGGGCAACTGCAGCCGCGCGATCAGCAGGGAGGAGATACCTCCCGCTACGGCCCACGGGTCATAGGTCACGTGAGCCCCTGCGCTCGCCTCAGCGCCCGAATCTGTGTCCGCACCGCCTCCACCGAGGCTTCGTCCAGGCCATCTGCCTCCCGGTCCAGGCCGTAGCCGACAGGGCGAGAGTCAGGTTCGTAACCGGCGCTGGCAGCGGCGTCCGCCTTGACCACGGCAAGGCTGACACCCAGACCCTTGGCCAGCTTCTCCAGCGTCGCCGGCCGAGGAGTCATGGCCAGTTGTCGCTGCCCATTCGCCAGGTTCCAGACGGTCCCCTTCGCCATCCCACCGCGGCGTGCCACCTCATCGAGCGAGATGCGCTGTCGTGCCGCTTCGCGTCGGATGAGGGCTGCCAGAGGGTGCATGGCGGTGAGGATGACCTTCCTCCGAGGAGTGGATCAAGCTGACTCTGGGTGAGGGGCTACCGGACATGCCGGGCGTTCTGCGGCTCGGGGTCTACCAGAAAGTACGTCGACCGTCGGACATACGTGCAGACCAGCAGAACTACAGCGTCGCAACTACTTGACGGGGGGCTAGCGCTAGCCCCACTATCTGTCGCACGTACTTGACCGATAGCCGCCTACTGAGGAAGATGGACGATGTCAGCAACCGCACGACGCAGATGGCCGAGAGGAACGTGGATGCGCCTCACGAGCAGCGACACCCTCCGCGCCCTGATGAAGCAGCGAGGGCTTGGGATGGGCACGCTGGCCCGCTACTCCGGGTGCAGCAAGGGCTTCATCTCGCACCTGCTGTCCGGCCGGCGATCGACCTGCACGCCCCTGCTCGCAGCGCGCCTCGCAGAGGCGCTGGAGGTCCCCATGCAGCTTCTTTTCGTGCCCTCGCTGTCGCAGACAGCTGACCGCACTAGTGCAGCGAATGCGGCATGAGTACCGCCAAGCGCCCCACCTACGAGGAGGAGTGGGAGGCGGCGAAGGCCCGCGCCCTGGCTGACGCCCCGCCCTTCACTCAGGCGCAGCAGGCTGAGCTTCGGCGCATCCTCATGCCGGCCATCGAGGCGCGGGCACGAGCGGCTGCCCGGCGGTCCGCATGACCGCCGTCGAGCCCGCCTACCGCTGTGACGCTGCCGCGGCCCGCACCCTCACCGACGAGATCAAGGGCAGCGTCGAGCGCACCTACCGGCTGCTGCTCAACGCCCACGAGTGGGGCGCCTGGTCAGCCCTCGGTTACGGCTCGTGGCGCGACTACGCGATGACCGAGCTGGGGGTGTCGCAGTCCCGGGCGTACCAGCTCCTCGACACCGCCAAGGTGATCCGCGAGATCGAGACCGCGGCCGGCAGTTCCAACATGTTGGAACTCACCCAGCGCGAGGTCGACGCGATCAAGCCGCACCTGACCGAGGTCGCGGAGGCGGTCCGCGAGGCCGTCGCCGACGTGCCGGAGCCGGAGCGGCCCGCGGTGGCTGCTGCCACCGTCCGGGACGCCCGCGAGCGCCTCCGCCCGACCCCTGCTGCCGCCCCCTCCCCCGTCGCCTCCGTCACGCACACCACGACGGACAAGACGGTCGAGCAGTACGACGTCGACCGGGAGACCGGAGAGGTCGCACCGCCGGCCGTCCTGACCGTCGATGAGTGGCAGGAGCAGGAGGACACCCGTGCTCTGGACGACGACCTCGAGCGCCACCTGGACGGCACCGCGGACCGCTTCCTGCTGAGCCTCGCCCGCGGGATGGCGTCCTGCAACCGGCTGCTCGAGCTCGCCCCGGAGCGGGTCGCTGAGACCTGCGCTCCCGGGTCCAACGACGACGTCGCCCTCTCCGGCTTTCTGACCCGCATGGAGACCTGGATGACCAGCGTTCGCGCCGCGAAGGCGCCTGCCCTTCGGAGGATCAAGTGAGCTACGACCAGTTCATCAGCGAGTTCGTGGACCGCGCCGAACCGCACACGGTGTCGGCCGACGACGCCGCCGCAAGCCTCCTCGACCTGGCACTTGCCGGCGAGGGGTGGGCGCTCCAGCACGTCTACGCCGATCTCCGCGCGATGGAGCTCAAGAACATCAAGCAGCGCCGGCAGGCCGCGAGTGTCGTGACCTTCACCGACGGCTCCGGACGCAAGCGACGCATGAACACCGCGGTGAGCCGGCCGCAGTTCGACCGGGCGACCGGTGAGCTCAAGTCGTGGCAGCTCGTCCTCGCATGGGACATGGACGCCGCCGCGCTCAACGCGCACCTCCTCATCCTTCAGCGCGAGAGCCTCGAGGTGCGGGATCGCATCAACGCGGTCCGCGCCCTGCTCGACGCGCTGGCCCGGCACCCCGAGTGCGCAACGGCCCGAGACGCCTGGGCCGCAGACGGTCGGACGGTCGCTGAGATCGACCTGTCCGCATGACGCCCCTCCTGCGCGGCCTCGCCTACGCCACTCCCCTCGCCGCCGTCTGCTGGGTGCTCATCGGGGCTGTCGTGTTCTGGGCGGTGAGCTGAGGTGGCGGGGCGCTGGGGCGTCTACGACGTACCGGACGCGCGGGTGGCCCGTGGCCCGCGCCTGACAATCGCGACCCGGACGAAGTGGGGCGCGAAGCGGCTCATCCGCAAGTACGAGGACCGCCACCGCCGCATGGGCTGCTGGCCGGAGTGCTCGACGCGCTGGCACTACGAGGCTCGACGCTTCTCCCCGGACGCCGCCTGATGGCCCGCCTCCCGAACCCGCCGCGCTCCGAGCCCGGGTGCTGCCTGCTGCTCGTGGCGGTCCTCGCCCTGCTGGGGCTGGGGGTGGCGAGGTGAGCGGGCGACGCGACCCGCTGCTCTGCCGCCTCGTCGGCTGCTCGTTCATCACCGTGCCGCTCTACCGGATCAACACGACGCGCTGGAACCAGCCCTCGTCGGTCCCGACGCGGACCTTCTGCCGCCGCTGACCTTCTGCCGCCGCTGCGGCAACCGACCCGAGGAGACACCGTGAGCGCCCGCCTGCCGCTCGAAGTCGTGCTCGTCAGCCAGGCCTCCGAGCGCAAGTACCGCAAGGCCGCCGTCCTGCTGCTCACCGGCACCGTGCTGGTGCTGCTCGGCGGTGCGGGCCTCATGTGGCTGCTGCCCCTCGCCAGCGAGGTCGTCGGCACCCCGCGCCGGACCCCCGGCTACTGGCCGTGCGTCGCCGTCCTGACCCTGACGCGCCTCGTCTTCCGCAGCGCCTTCTCGACGGTCTCGCCTCGCCCACGGGCCGAGCTGTGACCGCCCCCACCCACCCCTGAACGCGGCTCGGCGGGCCGCTCCCTGGACCGGAGCGACCCGCCGCGAAGGAGAGCCAAGCAGTGCTAGTAGATCACAAGGGAGAACGCCAGTGAGCAAGCCCCCCACCTACGTGTACCGCTACGAGGTCACGATGTCGGACTACGAGCCGGTGCCGGTGGGCACGCTGCTCGTGGACGCCCGGCGCGACCTCGTGAAGGTCTGGACGATCCGCGACGGCGAGACCGGCAAGATGTTCGAGTTCGTCGGGCAGCGTCGCGAGCGCATGTGCTCCGACTGCTGGGTGCTCCGCAAGGGCGCCAACGAGGACGGCCACGACGGTCCGCACGGCGCGGTGCCGATCGAGACCCTCGGTGTGATCCGTGAGACGGCAACCGCATGACCGCGCAGGTGCAGGTCAACATCACCCGCCACCGGAAGGTGGCCGACCACTCCTACGGCGCGTCCAGCACCCGGACCCGCGTCGAAGCCGAGGTGCTCTCGGCGACGACCGCGCAGATGGAAGACAGCGTGTGCGCCGCGATGCTCCGGCAGATCGCGGACGTGCTCGACCCGTACGTGCCGCCCTCGACTCCGAAGTACGGCCCCTCTGGTGACGTGCTGGGCGCGCTCCGATGACCGCCCCCGCCAAGCCCTTCGACGTCCCCGAGGTGCTGGCAGCGCTGCGAGAGGTCGTCGCGGACAAGGGCGCGGACTACGTGTACCCGGAGGAGTGGGAGAACCAGGACAGCGGGTGCGTGTACGTGCGCGACGGGCAGCCCGCGTGCATCGTCGGCCACGTCCTCGCGCGGCTGGATTCGGCCCTGCTCGACAGCGAGGTGGTCCGCTCCAACAGGTCGGCCAACGTCCTGCCGGAGGTCGGCTTTGAGCACCACGCGGCGTGGCTTCTGCGTGCGGCGCAGCGCGTCCAGGACGTTGGGGGCACCTGGGGCAGCGCCTTTGCCGCCGCTGAGCGGGCCGCCCGATGACCGCCGAGATGTACGAGGACGCCACCGCCAGCCCGACCGCCCCGCACGCGCTCGGCGCTGTGCCGGGACTGGTGGGACTGCCCGCGTCGGTGCTGGCTGCTGCTGAGCACATCGGTCGCGGGACCTACGTCGAGCCCGATCCGACCGACGAGGCGTTCCGCGCCGCGCTCGTCCGGGCTGCGTGGTTCGCCGCCACGGTCCCGCTGCACGTCATGGGTCATCAGTTCGGCCCGTACTTCGAGTCTTGGGCACGAACCGGGATCGAGCAGTCCGCGTACCGCCTGCTCGCTGAGTCCTGCAAGCGCGACACCGACGGCTGCACGCTGCTCGGCCGCATCGAGAACCTCCAGGAGGCAACCCTGGCCGTCGAGGGGGTTCGTGAGTCCGACTCCTGCTCGGACGACTGCGAGCGCCGCCGGCAGACCCGCCGTGTCGGGCTCGGCTGCGCCACCTGCCTCGGACGTGCACAGGAGGCTCTCGACGCCCGCTTGGACGAGCTGATCGCGCACCTGCGGGACACCACCGGGGGTGCGCAGTGAGCGCCGACAACTGGGCTGTCTGCCCTCGCTGCACGGCTCGCCGCCTCACGGAAGTAGCGCGACTCCAGGGCAAGGCCGACGCCGCGTACGGCGTCGTGTCCGTCGCGGAGTTCGACGCGCTCCGCAGCGCGGCCGAGGAGATGCGCAACCAGCGCCCCGAGCCGACCTTCCGCGAGGACTACGAGTTCTACGGCGTCGAGGACGGCATCCTGCACATCAGCTATAGCGGGGGCTGCAAGGTTTGCGGGCTGACGCACAAGGTGGTCCGCGCCGAGCCATTGACGCTGGACGAGCTCGGCGACACGCCATGACCGACTGCCAAGCCCACCCGTACGACGCCCTCGCCGAGGCCGTCACCTCCCTGATCCGGCACCTGCAGGTGGCTGTCAGCGCTGAGGCCGTCCGGCAGCTGGTGACGGCATGAGCCGATCCGGTGGGGACGACTACGACGACTACGGGGAGGACTTCCCGAACCAGAGCGCGCTCTGGTGGGCCAACGCGGAACGAGCACTTCGCGGAAAGCGGGGACGCAAGGCACTCGCAGACCTGCGGGAAGCGCTGGTCGCCCTACCGGAGAAGCGGCTGATCTCCAACGCACTGTCCACCGTCGGCAAGCCCGAGCCCGAGCACCGCCACGCCGCGACAGAGCACCGCGAACTGCTCGCAGAGCAGGGCGAGGGCATGTGCGCTGTCGGTGCGTACGCCTGGTACCAGCGCGTCAAGGCTGGTGCAGACCCGCAGGAGGCCATGGAGTCCCTGCCGCTCAACGCTGACTACGACAGTGACCCGTGGGTCACGCAGCTGGTCGGCGAGAAGGCGGGGCTGGCAGGCGTCCTCGCATGGCAGCTCATGGTTCGTAACGACGACACCTACGAGCACCTGACGCCCGAGCAGCGCTACGACGCCTACCTCGCGTGGATCGACAAAGAGCTCGCCACTTCTGGCGGCACCTCATGACCGCCTACGACACCCCCGCCGACCTCGACCGCGCCGAGCACCTGACCGCACGCAACTCCGACCGCACCCCCGAACCCGCCGAGCGCAGCCCGCACTGGCCGCACCCGGAGATGCCCGAGCGGGGGGAGCTGTGAGCGTCACCCTGCGCGACTACTGCTGCTGCGCCGGCCTCGGGTCGGACGGGTACGCGGCCGTCGGGCTGGGCGTGAGCGGCATCGACCACGAGCCGCAGCCCGACTACCCGTACCCGTTCACGCAGGGCGACGCGTTCGCCGAACTCCGGAGCGACGAGCCTGAGCAGTACGACGCGTTCCACGCCAGCTGGCCCTGCCAGGCCCACACCACGGCCGGGCACCTGCGCACGGCTCAGGGCGGGACCAGCAAGTACCCCGACCTGCTCACGCCTGGCCTGGCGCTGCTGCGCGAGCGGTGGAGTCACAAGCCGTGGGTAGTCGAGAACGTGGACGACCGCTCCAAGCAGGTGCGCGCGATCATGGCGCCGCGGCCAGGCGAGACGCTGATCTACCTGTGCGGATCGATGTTCGGCCTGCACGTCCAGCGGCACCGGCTGTTCCTCGCCAACTTCCCGCTCCGCCAGCCGACGTGCGACCACTCGCGCTTCCCCGCCGACCCGATCACCGGCCGGCCGCGCCCCTGGGGCGTCTACCACGTCAAGGGCGACAGCGTGCCGGCGGGCGGGCGCACCGCCCGCGACGCCGAGCACGGACGGCAGGTCATGGGCAGCCGCCGGCTCCTGCCGTGGGACAAGCTCAAGGAGGGCTTCCCGCCCGCCTACACCTCGCACGTCGGCGCGGACCTGCTAATCCACCTCGCGCTACGGCGCCGCTTGGCGGTCGCCGCATGACCACCACCTGCGCCCCGCGCTCCACCCGGGCTGCCGACGCCGCCCGCACCTTCGCCTGCTGCCTCGCCCTGGCCGTCCTACTGCTCACCGCCGTCCTGCTTGACGGTCCGCAACGCCAGTGGCACTGCACCTCACCGACCTACGCCGAGCGCACCTGCGCCGGCCACCACGACAGGAGTGCGCCATGACGCTCAAGTTCGCCGAGAAGACCCACCGCTACCACCTGGACGGCAAGCCGATCCAGGGCGTCACGACGCTCATCAAGGGCGGGCTACCCGCACCGCAGCTCACGTACTGGGCGGCTAAGTCGGTCGCCGAGTTCGTCGCGGACCACGACGCCGAGATCGAGATGATGCGCGGCCTCCCTCGGCAGGCGATGGTCGCGGCGCTCAAGGAGACGCCGTGGGCTGCCCGCGACAAGGCCGGTGTTCGCGGGACTGACGTGCACGCCCTCGCTGAGCGGCTCGTCGCCGGGCTCGAGGTCGAGGTGCCCGAGCACCTCGCCGGTCACGTCGAGGCGTGCGTGCGCTTCCTGGACGAGTGGCAGCCCGAGCCGCTCGTCGTGGAGAAGCCCGTCGCGCACCGCACCCACTGGTGGGCCGGCAAGCCCGACCTGATCGCACGATTGCCGGACGGCCGGACCGCCCTCCTGGACTGGAAGACAGCCGCGTCCGGGATCTACGCGGAGACGGCTTTCCAACTTGCCGCCTACTCGCACGCCGAGTTCTACGCGCCGGACCCGGAGACCGAGGTTTCGCTGCCGCAGATCGACTGGTGCGCGGCGGTGCACCTGACTGCGGACGGCTACGAGGTCGTCCCGGTCAAGGCCGACGACGAGGTCTACGCGCAGTTCCGGCACCTCGCGCACGTCGCCCGCTTCGCAAAGGCGGCGAAGGAGTACGTCGGCGAGCCGCTGCCCCGGCCGGGCTCCCTGCACGCCGTGCCTGCCGTCGAGGAGGTGGCGGCGTGACCGAGCTTGCGATCGCCCCCGACAACGCACCCGTCCTGCACCCCGCCACCGCCGACCTCGTCGCGTGGGCCGAATCCGCCCGCGCCGCGCACTCCGTGGCGACGTCGCTCGTCGGCACGTCGTTCGTGCCCGACGCCTTCCGCAACAAGGCCCACGAGGCGACCGCAGCGATCCTCGCCGGGGCTGAGGTCGGGCTGTCCCCGATGGCCGCGCTCCGCTCGTTCGACATCATCCAGGGGCAGGCGGCACCGCGGGCGATCACGCTCCGCGCCGTTGTGCAGGCCGCCGGCCACCAGATTTGGACCGAGCAGAGCACCGCCAACCAGGCGATCGTCTGCGGTCAGCGCCGCGGATCGGAGAAGGTCGAGCGGTCCGTTTGGACGTTGGACCGCGCCACGAAGCTGAAGCTGACGGGCAAGACGAACTGGCAGAACCAGCCGCAGGCGATGCTGCTCGCCCGCGCCACGTCCGAGTGCGCGCGGCTCGTCGCCGCTGACGCGATCCTCGGCATCGGCTACTCCGCGGAGGAGCTGCAGGATCGGGACGAGGCGCCCGAGCCGACAACGACGACCGTGCGCCGCACCGCCCGCCGCGCCCCGGCACCCGAGCCCGCCGCACCCGAGCTGCCGGCCGTCGATGCGGTCGTGGACGACGAGCCCACCGTCGAGGACCCGGCCGCTGAGCCCGAGTGGCCCGAGACCGCCAAGCCCGGCGGTGAGTCGTGAAGCGCACCTCGATGGTCCGCCGCACCCCGATGCCCCGCGCCACCGTCCCGCTCCCCCGCACGACCTCGGCGCCGTCGAGGCCCCGCTACACCGGACCGGACGCAGCCACCCGCAGCCTCGTGTACGCCCGCGACGGCTACCGCTGCGTGGTCTGCGGGACCGACGACGACGCGCTGGTGCTGCACCACAGGTCGGGGCGCCGCGCCGGAGGCAGCTCGGACCCGACGAAGAACAGCCCGGCCAACCTGCTCACCGCCTGCGAGCAGTGCAACCTCGACCTCGAGCGCCCGCCCCGCCGCTACGCAGACGGCCTGCTGGTGCGGTCCTGGAACGACCCCGCCGAGGTCCCCGTCCAGTACCGCGGCCGGATGGTCCTGCTGTCCGACGACGGCTCCGTGCGGGATGCGGCATGAGCGCGCAGTCAGGCGGCAGTGGCCCTTCTACGCGGTGCGAGCGCCGGACGCACACGGGTGCCGACTGCCGCAACCGGACGCGCTGGCGCGCCACCTACCGCGAGCAGGTGCTCTTCGTGTGCGGGCAGCACGCCTCCAGCCTGTACCCGACCGGCTGGAACATCGAGCGCCACAAGCCGTCCGGTAGCGCCCGGAGCACGTCGTGAGCGGGCCTTCGCGGTCCGAGCAGCGACGCCTCGACCGCACGGTGGGCAGTGGCCCTGCACCGCTGAGCAGGACCGAGCTGTTCCTGCTGGAGATCGAGGAGGCAGGAGGCTGCTCGATCTTTGGTGTCGTCGGCAAGCATGAGTCGCCCCAGCAGATCAGCTTCCTCTGCCCGCTGACCGACGTAGGTGAGGCAACGGGCATCTGCGTGCTGGGCCCGGTGGCGTACGTGCTGACCCTCGATGAGCAGACGTGGGAAGGCGGCGGGCACGCCTACCTCTGCCGCGAGCACGCCGCCCGTGTCCGCGAGCTCGGAGGCGTGCTGCGCATCGAGACCGCGCCCGCCAGTCCGTTCACCGAGGCGGGGCAGGTGTTCGGTGACTGAGCAGCAGCATGGCCCCTTCCGTCCGTCCTGGCTGGCCTACTGGCACGGGCGGTGGCGGCTCCAGGTCGGCCCGTTCTGCCCGCTGTGCAACAGCAGCCCGCCCCGACCCGGCTGCCTGATCTGCAAGGGCACGCACGACTACAGCTACCGAGCCGACCCTTGGCAGACGCACCTGTGGCGCGTCCGCTGGGACGCACTGCGCGCAGCTGCTAGCGCCCGCTCTCAGGCCACCTCATGACCGCCGCAGCGCACTCCCTCGACAGCCTCGACTACCACGCGCGTGCCCTTGCCTGCGACCTGCTCCACGCCGACGACGACGCCCCGCTGCTCGACTGGATCGGGCAGCTCGACCTGCTCCTCGGACGGCTGCACGGCGCTCGCAACCGGATCCAGGAGCGCATCGACGCCGAGCCCGCCCGTCAGCACGCGCTCCTGCACAACGAGCACGCGACCCGGGGCAACCAGCACGACCACGCCGCAGTCAGCGGCGAGGTGGAGTGCCCGCTGACTCCCGCTGTCCCTGCTATCGGAGCGGTGGCATCGGGTGAGCAGGCAGCGCCGGGCGAGGGGACCGGGGAAGGCTCCGAGCCCGGCGCTGCCGTCCAGGACCGTGAGCGTCGGCACCGCGAGATCCGGATTGCCCTGGAAGCGTTCGGACACAGCGCCTGTGGCGGCTGGCATTGGTCGCCAGGCACGCCCAGTGAAGTGCGCTGCGGCTGCGGGCGGATGGTCGGCCTCGACCCGACGGAGATGACGTTGTGACCGGCCAGAGCATCCCGAACGTCTGCCCGCGCTGCGCCAACGGGCGTCCCTGCTGCGCTGACCGCAAGCCGAGCGGCGAGCGGTACTCGCACGCCGAGACCTGTGCGACCTACCAGTGGGCTGCTGACGTCTGCGCGCGGTGCAAGGTCGAGATGATCGCGGAGGGGCAGTCGTGACCGCCCCCGTCATGGGCGTCTGCGCCTGCTCCCATCTGGCCGTCGAGCACGGCACCGACAGCAAGGCCAAGGCGCTCGTCGCCGCTCAGCCGTGCTGCCGGGGCGGGTGTGACTGCGAGCGGCTGATGGTCGTCGCTACCCGCCGGCTGGAGATGCGAGCGGTGGAGGTGCCGTCGTGAGGTGGCACCCGGCGATGTCCGCACCCCGCAACTACAGCGAGCGCCTGCCCGCCATTGGATCGCTCGTCGCCTACGACTTCCAGCCGCACCGCGTGCTGTCGCACGACCCCGTGCACAACGCGAACTGGACCGAGCAGGAACGCGACGCGTGGATGCAGGCCGGAATGCCCGACCCGTGGCCGCTCGCCCCTGTCCGGGTCGCTGTCGAGAACCTGACGACCGGGAAGCGGTACGGCTTCCGCATCCCGCCGGTCCACTTCCTGCCGTACGGCTGGCTGCCGGCGCTGCCGGAGCACTACGCCGTCTGCTGGCAGTGCGGGGACCTCGCTCCCTGCCGTGAGGTTGAGGCGCAGGGTGAGGCAGAGCGCGAGATGGTCGTGTTCGACAAGCTCGCCAACGTTATGCCCGGTTGCTGCTGGTCCTGCTCCGAGCCAATCACCTCGAGGCAGCACGCCACGACATTCGCCGGTCCGAACCTGCTGCTGCCGACCGCGCCCGCTGACCCGTCCTTCCACCTGCGGCGCGACTGCCGCTCCGGAGCGGCCAAATACGAGGAGATGTGGGTCGCGGCCGACCCAACGCGCTCGCGCTCGCTGCTGACGCTTACCTGCACGGGCACGGTCGTCGTCCATCACGACGGGTCCGCCGAGTGCTTCGGAGCCGTCGAGTCGGACTGCCCGAGCGTCTACGCCGGGCACCGGAGCCACACCGCCTGCTACTCGTGGAACCTCGACTGCCCCCGCGGCTGCCCGAAGGCCGGCCACCCCGGCTGCGCGATGACCCGCCTGCCCGTCGAGCAGATCAGGCCGACGAACGGTGAGTTGTCGTGACCGCCTTCCAGTACGCCCCGCCGCTCGACCATGACCGCCGCGACCCGCAGCTGTCCCCGCGGCAGGCAGCGAAAGACCTCGGGCTGCGCGTCCGGCAGCAGCACGCCTCGTGGGACCTCGTGCTGGACGCGGCTGTGCTCGCGTACTGGGCGAAGCGGTGGGCGCCGTGACCGCCGTCCTGGCCGCGCTCGTCGGCCTCGCGCTCCCCCGCCCAGAGGCGCGGATCACCCCGCCGTTCGTCCTGTCGTGGCTGAGCCCTTGCCCGGCGTGCGGCGAACTGTGCACCTGGCAGCAGACCGCTACCTACGGCTCCCCTTCCCGTCCTGTCTGCCCGTGTGAGAGGAGCGCCCGATGAGCGTGCCGCTGTTCTGCTGGCACCACAACGCCGTCCACCGGCTGACGCACGGCCAGGTCGAGCGGGTGGTCTACGCATTGACTGGCGCCCTCGCTGACGTGACCGTGGAGCCGCTGCCGCAGTTCGTGGGCGAGGACTCGCACGAGCACCTCGTGTGCCCCGAGATGGTGCTGCGGTCGTACCTCGACGTCGAGATGTACGGCGAGCACGTCGAGCAGGGCGTCGAGTGCCGCCGCGCATCCGAGGCCTCGACATGACCTCCCGCCGCTCCCCCGCCCGCTGGTTCTGCACCGGCTGCGCCCCCCGCAAGCCTGCTGTTCGTCCTGTCGCCTGCCCGGAGTGCTGCGGCTGGTCGGAAAGCGACCCTGACCTGCGCGTTCGGGTGGCGCTGGTCGGCGTGGCGGACGGCGTTTCGGGCGGTTCGCTGGGAGGATGGGCACGCACGACGGAGCCCGACACGCGGACTGGCGAGAACGCGGGCCGGGCTCCTAGCCACCCAACCGCTATCACGGAAGGGGACTTGTGATGAACGATCTCACAGCCTCAGGACAGACCGACAAGACCCCACGCCGAGTGCTCATCACCGGCTCGCGGGACTGGACCGACGAGCAAGCGATCCGCGCCGCGCTGGCCAACATCACAATGTGGCACGGCGCAGAGATCGTGGTCGTGCACGGTGCCTGCCCGACAGGTGCCGACGCCATCGCGGACCGAGTGGCCCGCGACTGGGGCGGCGGGATGACTGTCGAGCGGCACCCCGCTGATTGGAACGCCCACGGCAAGGCAGCCGGGCCACTGCGGAACAAGCACATGGTCAGCCTCGGAGCCGACGTGTGCCTGGCCTTTCCGCAGGGGGAGAGTCGAGGCACGCGGCACTGCATGAGTGAGGCGCGCGCCGCTGGCATCCCGGTCGTGGTGTCGGAGGTGTCCGGTGGCTGAGCAGCAACGCGATGGAAACGCGAGCAGCCACCCGCACGGGCCCACTGGCTTGACCGACAGCCGGTGTCTCTCCTGCAAGGACGGCACCTGCATCGTGCACGCACGGAAGGTCACGCTCAAGCCTGGCGATCCCGGTTACAACCGCCTTGCCCGAAAGATTGCCCGGCGGATCGCGTCCGAGAACGTCCGCCCGGAGGTGTCCGGTGGCTGAGCAGGAGCGGTGCGGTAGCTGCCCGTGCCCGAACACCAGCCACACGCAGGACGACGAGACTTGCCTGACTGTCGGCTGCCGCTGCCCTGGCTACACCCTGCCGACCGGGACGTGGCCGCTCATGGACAGCCCGGTCGAGGGCACTTCGGCAGGTCACGAGGAACCCGAGGGGCGCCAAGGCTCCAACGGACCTCGGCCGGGCGCACAGCGTGAGGCGCGGGCGCTGCTGGAAGCGGCGATCGGACGGCACGTCGAGTCCAAGACGCTGAACAAGAAGATCGCCGCGGAAGTGCTCGGGGACTGGCGCGCCGTGTGGGACGACAGCGGCGCTGTTCTCTGCCTGATGCGTGGGGCGACTACGGGAGACGGCGCGTGACCGCCCTCGTTCTGCGGGCCGACTCCCGCACACTGCCGCTGCCCGACAACAGCGTGGACCTGATCATAACGAGCCCGCCGTACTTCGGGCTGCGCTCGTACACCGATGGCGGCGAGCACTACGCCGGGCAGGTCGGCGCAGAGGCAACCCCGACCGAATTCCTGGACTCCCTGATCAACTGCACTCGCGAATGGATGCGAGTGCTCAAGCCGAGCGGCTCACTTTGGGTCAACTTGGGCGACAAGTACGTCAATGGTTCAGCAAGCGGCGGAAACAAGGGCAACATTCAAGCCGCGAAGTACGACGACCATAAATCGATTCCTGGCCGGGTTCCAGACGGTTTCCGCGTGAAGTCGCTCATGGGCCTGCCCTGGCGCTACGCCCTCCGCTGCGTGGATGAACTTGGCTTGATCCTCCGTGCCGAGGTCATCTGGTCGAAGCCGAACGGGCTGCCCGAGTCCGTCATCGACCGGGTGCGCCGCTCGCATGAGCAGTGGTTTCACTTCACCTTGCAGCCGCGCTACTTCTCCGCGGTGGACGAGGTGCGGGAGCCGCACGCGACGCCGGGCGTGGGCGGTCCGCGACGCATCGAGGGTGCGGCATTCGGATCGAGCAAGACGGCCACGGCGGACGGTTCTCGCCACCTCGACGGCAACCCGCTCGGCAAGCTCCCCGGGTCCGTCTGGACGGTCCCGACGCAGCCGCTCAAGGTCCCGGACAAACTGGGCGTCGATCACTTCGCCGCGTTCCCGATGGAGTGGCCGCGCCGGATCATCCTCGGCTGGTCGCCGCCGTGCGGCGTCGTCCTCGACCCGTTCGGCGGGACTGGCACGACAGCGCTCGTCGCGTCTTGTCTCGGCCGCATGGGCCTCAGCGTGGACCTATCGCACGACTACGGCCGACTCGCTCAGTGGCGTACCTCCGACCCCGGGCAGCGTGCTGCCGCGATGCAGGTGGAGAAGCCTGCTGAGCAGATCGCCGGGCAAGCGGACCTGTTCGGCGGTGCCGCATGAGCGGCACAGAGTTCCGCGTTCGCCGCCGCCTCGGTCGGTGGGAGTCGCTGCTGCGGTTCCACCTCGGGTGGTGGCAGCGATGACCGCCCTGACCCTCGCCCCCGCCCCGTCCCCCGAACCGACGCGCGCGGAGTGGCGAGCCGCCGTGCTCCTCGCGCAGTCCGTCATCAGCCACCGGCAAACCGCGGACGGGCTGACCGCCCAGGACGTCGCCGTCGTGCAGGACGTGCTGCGCGGGACGCTCGAGCCGGCGGTGCGCTGATGGCCCGCATCCGCAGCATCAAGCCGGAGTTCTGGGCCGACCGAAAGCTCGCCCGGCTGTCCCGGGACGCCCGCCTGCTGTATGTCGCGCTGTGGAACCAGGCCGACGAGCACGGCCGCGTCCAGGGCGACGTCCGCTACGTCAAGGGCCACTGCCTGCCGTACGACGACGACCTCAGCCTCAAGGACGTCGAGCGGCTGCTGGCCGAGCTCGTCGAAGCCGGCCGCGTCGTCCGCTACGTGGTGGACGAGGACCCGTACCTGCACCTGCCGACCCTGGGGAAGCACCAGCGGCTCGAGCCCAACAAGGCGGCCAGCCGACTGCCAGCGCCGCCCGAGACGGCGCAGGAGCCGCCTCCCGCTCCTGCGCCTGCGCCGACCGACTCGGACAGGCCAGCGCGCCGCGCAAGCCCCTCGGAGTCTCGCGCAGATTTGCTGGGCGAAGCCGAGCCGATTGTCGTCCAGCAGGTAGCAGGTAGCAGGGAGCATGTAGCAGGGAGCATGTTGTGTGCCGTCCCGGACAAGCCGGGCCGGGCGGATGTCGAACAGGTCTGCTCAGCGATGTCCGAAGCGCTGACGGCCAACGACGTCAAGCACAAGATCGGCGACGAGTGGCGGCGGCAAGCCCGACTCATGCTCGACAGCGACCACCGCCCGCTCGCTGAGGTCCTGTCCGTCATCGCCTGGTGTGCTCAGGACACATTCGAGCGGGCCAACGTCCACTCCGTTCCGAAGCTCCGCGAGCGGTACGACGCGCTCCGGCTCAAGTCGCAGAACCGCAAGCAGGTCGGCTCCGGCCGGCTCCCGTGGACCGAAGCGGACTACGAGAACCAAAGTTGGGGTGACCCAGCTTGACTCCCGACGCGTACCTCGAGTGGGTCGCCGCCCGCACCGTGGCGGTCCGTCAGCACATCCCGGCCGCGTTCCGCGAGGCGACGCTCGACCCGCAGTCCGAGGCCGCCGCCTGGTGCGCCGGGGTCCTCGCGGGCCAGCCGGACAACCTGCTGCTGCAGGGCCCGAAGGGTGTCGGGAAGACGCACACCGGCTGGGCGTGCTGGCCGCACCTGATCTCTCTCGGTTGGACCGGCGCGTTCCGGATGCTGACCGAGCAGACGTTCCTGACCGCGCTCCTGCCGGAGGGCGAGCGGATGGTCGCTACCTGGGCGGGGACGGCGGACGTGCTGCTGCTGGACGACGTGGGCGCGTCCCCGGCGGGTGACTGGTCCCGCTCGCGGGTGCTGGGGCTGCTGGACGAGCGCTGGTCGCACGGGCTGCCGACGGTCGTCACGACGAACCTCCCGCACGCCGCGCTGGCGATCCATCTCGGGGACCGCGCGTCGTCGCGGCTCCGGCATCACCTGACTGCCGTGTCGCTCAAGGGCGCAGACCGGAGGACGGCATGACGAATTCTGCGCCGACGCCGCACATGCTGACCGTTGGCCCCTGCTCGGAGTGCGTGCCGTTCTCCGACGAGTTCCCGAACGGCTACCGCTGCAACCGCCCGGACAAGACGTGGCCGGGCCAGGAGCACTCGTACGCCTACGAGGTCGAGTGCCCCGGCACGGAGGCCGGGCAGTGCCAGGCGTGGGAGACGTGCCAGTTCACGGCCTGCCCGATCGTCAGCGGCGAGCAGGACGGCTACGACGACTCCGACGCGCACGACGAGGAGCACCAGCACCTCAACGGCGAGTGGATGACCCGCAACCACCACGAGTCCTGCTGGATCGCCGACAACGAATCCCTGGACGAGGCGGCGTCTTACCTGCCGGGCATCCGGCTTGGCGGTCGCTACGAGGTCTACGGCGACGACCAGGACGGCCTCGTGCTGGAGCTGGCGCGCTCAGCAGATAACGCCAGGTCCAGTGCGGGCGGTGCGCCATGACCTCCCCGCTGTACGCCCCGGTCGAGGTGTCCGCTTCCGTCGCGCTGTGCTGCGCCGCATGGTCCGACACCGCCGCCCGCCGTGTCGTTGCTGAGGTCGCACCGGAAGCCCTCCAGGGGCCGCATGCCGCGATCTTCGAAGTGCTCATCGGCATGGCCGAGCGGGACGTGCCGATCAGCCCGAACAGCCTCGCCGTCGAAGTGATGCGCAGCCCGCAGCCGAACATGCCCGAAGTCCTCGCCGCCCTCGCCGAGATCACCACCCTCGGAGAGCCGGACGACATGCTCGGCTGGCACCTCGACCGGCTCGCCGAGCACGCCACCCGCGTCCGCCTACGGGCGCTCGCCACGACGACCGCGCAGATGGCCGAGCAGGACGAACCGTCCGTCGAACTGCTCAGGTCGAAGCTCGACGACGTCCAACAGGTCCGCACCGGAACCTCACCGACTGTTGCGGACCTGCTCGATGGGCACCTGCAGCGGCTGGAAAGCCCGCTGAACGACCGGGCGCTTCCGACCGGCATCACCGACCTGGACCGGCTGCTGTTCGGTGGGCTACGGGCCGGCCAGCTCGCGATCGTCGGCGCGCGGCCCGGTGCCGGCAAGAGCGTGATGCTGCTCGCCGCAGCCCGCCACGCCGCACTCCGGCAGGACACGACCACGCTGTTCGTCTCGCTCGAGATGAGCCAGCAGGAAGTGCTCGACCGCTACCTCGCAGCCGAGACCCGAACCGACCTGGCGCAACTGATCCAGCGCGAGGTGCCGGAGGAACGCTGGTCCGTCATCGCCCGCCGCCTCACCGATCTCACCGCCGGACGGCTACACCTGCTGGACAAGCCGCGCTGCACCGTCGCGGACATAGCCAACGAGGCACGGGCGACAAGGGCCGGACTGGTCGTCGTGGACTACCTGCAGCTGATGGGCAGCGTTGGCCGGTTCTCCTCACGACAGGAGGAGGTGTCGGCGCTGTCCCGCTCGCTGAAGCTCCTCGCCCGCGACCTTGAGATCCCGGTGCTGGTCGCGTCGCAGTTGAACCGCGGCACCGACAGCCGGGCTGACCCGAAGCCGCGCCTGTCGGACCTGCGGGAGTCCGGCGCGATCGAGCAGGACGCCGATGTGGTGGCGCTGCTGCACCGCGACCCGCACGACGAGTTCCTCGGCACGACTGCGGAGCTGATCCTGGCGAAGAACCGCTCCGGTCCGATCGGCACGGTCGATCTCGCGTTCGAGGGTCATTACGCGTCGCTGGCCGGCGTGTACCGGGAGGCGTCGTGACCTGCCCGCTCCCCGATTCCGACGCCTGCACCGACTCGACGTGCTGCTCGGGGTGCCGGCGCTGCCCGTTCTGCGGTCACTGCGACGCCGACCACCCGGCTGTTGCTGTGGCTGCACCGATTCCCTGCCTGACCTGTCCCGTCCCGAGACCACCGAGAGGAAGACCGACCGATGAGCGTCCTGCCTGCCAGCGAGTCGATGCCCGAGCGAGACGCGTTCTCGTGGGACCAGATGCTCGACACCGGCCTGCTGTGGCTGGTCAACCGTGTGGTGCTCCACCCTCGCGGCCTCGCCCTCGCCTTCGACTACGGGCACGGTGAGGCACAGCCGCGCGGCTGGTCCCTCGTTGCCGCTGAGCCCGGCGAGCCGTTCACCTTCGGCCTGCCGGACGGCTACGAGGCCGAACGCTTCCAGGCCATCGAGGCGCTGTTCGCACAGACTCGCCGGGACGGACGCGCACCGCTGCTGACCACCGAGAGGAAGACCGATGCCTGAGACCGAGAGCAAGTACGAGCCGACCGAGCGGCAGAAGGCGCTCACCGAGGCGTGGCAGGCCGTGCACGCTGCCGTCGTCCCGCTCGGTGGCTACAGCCCGTGGAACGACGGCTTCACGACCGCCCGCGACAAGGCACTCAACGCCGTGCTCGCGCTGCGCGACTCCCCCGCCCTCGCCCCTGGTGCGTCCTCGTGACCTCCCCGACCGCGACGAGCGGGAGTGGGGCAAGTCGGATGCCCTGCGATCTGTCCGTGGACGCCTGCTGCGACAGCCACGGCGGCGGCGTCTGCGACCCATCACGGCGCACGGTGTGCCACCGGCACGCTCGCCGCACCGTTCGTGACCCGCTTGCGACAGGCATCGACCGGGCGCTGACCGGCGACCACCGCCTCTGCACCCTCGACCCCTGCTCGGACTGCCGATGAGCACCGAGTGGGAGGACGGCGCGTGCGTCGTGTGCAAGGTGCCGTCCGGCAGCCGTTCTGCGCTGCCTGCATGGCCGAGGCCAACCGACAGGCCGCCACCCACGAGCCCGGCGGTGTCCTCGTGACCTCCCCGGTCCCGGTAGCGGCCGGAGGCGAGGGAGAGCGCTGCGGGTGTGGCTGCGGCCTTGAGCGCGGACGGGTTGTCCGCGAGGTGGCTCGGACGATGTTCCTCAACGAGGAACAAGCCGACGCGCTCGTGCCCTTCGCACCCCGCCCCGCCTCCCCCTCGGAGCCGTCCTCGTGACCGCCCCCGAGAACGCGCAGCACTGCGCCACGTGCGTCTGCGGGCGGCGAGCGCCGGTGCAGGGCGACCGTGGGAAGCCGCACGGCACGATCGCGTGGTGGGAGCACGAGCAGGCGTGGGAGGGCTACGCCCGTCGGTTCCCCGGCAGCGCCAGGCAGCAGGGGCCTGAGCGAATCGCTGAACGCGGCGGCTTCGGTTACGGCGAGGTGCTCGACCAACTGGGCCATGAGCCGATGACGTGGAGCGTGCGGTCGTGACCGCCCTCTCGTTGGCCGAGGCCGAGGCGCTGCGCGATCGGGCGCGGGAGATGATCGACAGACAGGAGCACTTCCTGCGGTGCGACGAGGAGAACCCGCTGCGATGCCCGGCCTGCCGTGCCGTGGACGAGCGCGAGCGGCTCGACTCCGACCTCGCCGGGCTGCGGCTCTGTTACGCCTGTAGTGGCGAGCCCGACGGCGGCCACGCGCCGATGGACATGCTCCTGCGCCGGTTCTCCGACGGCCTCCTGCGCACCGCTGCCCTGTACGGCGTGCATCGCTACCCAGGGCACCACGAAGGCTGCATCTGCCATGAGTGCCCGAGTGCTCGGACGCCTTCGACGGAGGCCCAGCGGACGGCTGTAGACACGCCCTACAGCGCGCCAGGTGCCGGAGTCCAGCCGTGAGCGGGCAGGCAGGGAGTGGGGAGACGTTCCGCCCACACCGCCCGTACGACGAGGTCCCGTGCCCGCGATGTGGGAACCGGCCCTTCCTGCCGTGCTCGACCCGGATGGGGAAGATCACGCGTATCCCGCACGCCGGACGCGTGGACGCTCAGCGCGCTGCCGTGGCTGCCACCCCCTCTGGTGAGCCGTCGTGACCGCCCAGGACCCGACCCCCCGGGACAGCCCTCCTGCCGAGATTGTCCTGATGCAAGACGTGGACGACTACCTCGGCCTGGCACGCCCGACTCGGACCTGGCACATCTACCTCGACGGTGCGCTCACCTGCGCCGCTGTGGACGAGGAAGCCGCCCATCAGTACGTCCGCGACATGGGAGCAACGCTGGTCGCCACGGTCAAGGAGGAGGACGAGCCATGAGCGAACCGATCTCCCGGGACAGCGGAGAGCCGATTCGCACGGACAGTGTGGAGACGTTCCTGTGCACAGTGGAGGGGGCGGCTCACGACTTCCGGCCGCGCCCCTACGAGCGGCTGGGTCGCTCGCATACGTCCTGGGTGTGCGTCTGGTGCGGAGGAGTCGCCTGCGGTGACTACGACGAGCCAGACCCCTGCTGGCGGGTCTATCACCACGGGGACTCGCACCGCACCCGGGCGGGCGTCGAATGGGCCATTGGCGGTATGCGGCCGTGAGCACCGAGGACAGCCTGCGGGCGCTGGTGGAGGCCGGGAAGGCAGCGCCGAGCGCCAGCGTGCAGCGGCGCCTGGCGCGGCAGGCCGACGCCGCCCTGCTCGCCGGCGGCCCTGCTCTTGCTGAGATCGTCCTGTCGCTGTCCCCGGAGGACGAGGGGATGGTCGAGAGGGTGGCGTGAGCGTTAGCGACGAGCCCGAACGGCGAGACGGAGCACCCGTTCTACGCCGAGCACATCGACCAGGCGCGCATCGTCCTGTCCGCTCTGCGCGCCTACGCGGACGAGAAGATCGGGGAGGCGGGGTGAGCGTGCGAGATGAACTGTTCGCGGCGCTGCGGGACGAGCGGCTGAGCGAGGAGATCGCCGGAGTGCCGATTCGCCTTGCGACCGACGAGCCGGAGATGCCCGACGCCATGACGCGCCCTGGCACCCGGGCGGGGAAGCGTGTCGCTGTTCTGCGTGTCCCCGCTGCCCCTTCGGTCGGGGAGCCGTGATGGGCGAGCAGGCAGGGAGCGGAGAGCGCGGGTTGTTCGCGGCGACCCTGACGGTCGAGCAGGTCGAGCAGGAAGCGGCGGCGATCGTCACGCTCGCGGGACCGGGCTGTGACTACGAGGCGCTGCATGGCATGGAGGACGACCTGCGAGCGGTCGTGTTGGAGGCCATCGCCATCGGGCGCTTCACCCCGGTCGACATGCAGCGGGTCGCCCTCTATGCGCTGCGTACCCGGGATGCCGACTTCCCGAGGTACGCGGCATGACCATTCGAACGCACCGAGAGGAGCACGTCATGGCAGACGTAGGCGACCCCGTACGGGAGGTCACGTTCGAGCCGCTCGAGGAGCCCGCGCCGGCACCCGAGCCGTTGACGGTGCCCGACCGTGAGCTGGTGCCCGCATGAGCCTCCAGGAGATGTTCCAGGGCGAACCGTCGCTTGTCCCGGGGGTACTGCGGGGCTACCGGACGTGGGGGGAGCGTTATGGCGGTCTGAGGTCCACGGGCATGGATCACACGTGGGGTGGCGCAGCGGAGGTGGAGCAGGCGATGTGCCAGGCGTGGCCGCTGCAGACTCACTCGGCACCTGACGCCGACTGCAAGTGCGGGCTGTACGGCTGGTACGACCCGGCGGACAGTCGCATCGTTGACGCCCCCGTCTTCGGTGTGATCGAGGTCAGCGGCAGAGTCATCCTCGGGACGCATGGCTTTCGCGCCGAGCGCGCTCGCGTCCTCGCCGTGACTGCTGAGCACGCGGACGATCGGGCGCTCTTCCGGCAGCGCGGCTACACCGTCTATGACACCCGCGACGCGCTGCTCGCCGACTACCCGCCCGACGACGTGTCCGAGTTGGCGCGGCATGAGTGCGACGGGACCTGCCAGGAGCGGGCGTCGGCGCTGAACTGGATCCGGCTCGGTGTCAGCGTCGGTGGCGGCACCGTCTCGTGGAGTCTCCCGCACGGAACTCAAATGCAGGCGATGAGCGATGCCTTGACGAAATTGACGCGAGCCGCCCATCGCGTGGCCGCCGCGTCTGCGGACTTCACGACGTACCACCTGGCTACGTGGGCGACAGCGCCGCAGCCCGACCCGTCTCCTGCCGTCCCACTCGTCCTGACGCCCCAGCAGCGCGCCCTTGAGGCCCGCCGCAACCGCAACACCGGGCCGCAGCAGCGACGCACCCCACCGCCCCGGACTTTGCGGTGATCGACGTCGGTGACGGCTGGGCTGCCCGTGCTCTCGCAGCCGAGGCCGAACGCGACAGGTGGAGCAGCGCGCTGCTGATGGCCGACCCGGCTACCTGGCGGTCGGTCAAGCAGGAGATCGAGGAGGACAGCGTGCAGGACGCCCCGATGCCAGGCACGACCGCGAGTCCGGTGGGCAACGCCGTCTGGATCGACCCTGGGCGGATGAGCGGAGCCGCCTGCGTCGGTGGCACGCGCTGCTCTGTGGACGCCATCGCCGACTCCGTGTGGATCGAGGGCGTCGCCGACGTGATGCACGGCTGGGACCTCACGCGCGGGCAGGTGCTCAACGCCTGCTGGTACGCCGCCTGCTACCCGCTCGGACCCTCTAAGCCGAACGGCGGTCGGTGGCGGAAGCGCTGGGGCGCGTGGGCTGAACAGACGCACGGGCTGCTGTGGAACCACAAGTACGACGAGGCCCCCGACCCGCCGATGCACGACGACGAGGAGAGCTGATGGACCTGACCAGAGGCCGATGCGACGAGGCGATGGTTGCGCTCGGGCAGCCGCTCGACTGCTGCCTGCTACACGGGCACCGCGGGCTGCACCACGACGAGGCCACCAACTCCGACTGGACACCCGGTGGTGGCAGCTCACGGTCCTGGGCGTGGGGCCGCTGGACGCTGACGAGGAAGGACGTGGCATGACCCGCTGTGCGCGCTGCGACTGGCGCTCCGACCCCGACCTGACCGACGAGGAAGGCAACCTGATCGACGCCGGCACGCAGGCGGTCTGGCATGCCGAGGACAAGGCGCATCCGCTGTGCTCGTGCGGCCGGTCCCTCACCGACACCGAGCCGCGGACCTGCGACCGCTGCGTGAACCGGGTGCGGGATCACCTGGCCGGCATCCTGACGATGTGGGCTGAGCTGCCCCGGCACCTGGGCCGTTCGTCGTCCAGCGCGCTCGACAAGGGCCGCTCGGGCGGCGACGAGCACAAGCTGCCCGGCGGGAGCGTGCTGGTGCTGCTCGGACCGGGGCGCACGGGCGGTGAGTCCCGCTTCGGCCCGGACCACGATGCGGTCCCAGATCGTTGGTGGCTCACCGGAGGAGCGGTCGGGCCGCTGACGCCGGCCGCATACCGGGAGCTCGAGCGGATCGCGGAAGGCCGGGAGCACGCGATCGACAACCAGCCCGACGACGGCATGTCCGTCGCGTGGACGCTGGTGACGTGGGAGACCGACATCCGGGCCACCCGCGGCGACGAGGACGCGCCGATCCGTGGCCGCACGTCGGCTGAGGTCCGCGGTGCTGCGGACTACCTGATGACGTACCTGCGGTGGGCGGCAAACCAGCACGACGCCTTCACCGAGTTCGCCGACGACCTGCGCAAGCTCCACGCCCGGCTGATGGCCGTCACGGGACGCAGCGAGGTACGGGAGACCGCGGAGGCGAAGTGCTTCGAGTGCAGCGGGTCGCTGATCCGGGAGGTCACGGAACGCGGGTACGCGGATGACTGGACGTGCCAGGGGTGCGGCAGTTCCTACGATCAGATCCGCTACCGACTGGCGCTCAGGATGAAGCTGGCGGCGTCCTAGTCCTTCGCCGGACGGTGTTCCGCAGCCCACCGCTCCACATCCTCCGTGTGCCAGACGGACCCGAGTCCGAGCACAGCGACGGGCTCAGGGAACCCGGGGCGGCGGGTGATCTGGTACACGCGCTGCCGGCTCACGCCGAACATCACGCCGATCTCCTGGGCGCCGACGAGGTGATGCACGGGGGTGACCATAGTCAGGACGCTACTGGTCACATGTCATCTGCACAAGTGCCGCCTAGACGCTTGACACCTAGGCACTCGTCCTGCAAACTAGGCACATGACAACGACCATGCACACCAGCGAGATCACCAGCGATGGCGCGGGCGAGGACAAGGAGTACGCGGTTGGGTGCTCCTGCCGGACGCACTACGTCTCGCGGCTCCGCACCTACGCCGATGCGGTCGCCGTTCGCACCGCCCACAAGCAGGCCGTGGCGGACGGCACCTGGCAGGCCGAGCAGGACGCCGAGGCAGCTCGCCTCGCCGAGCGGGCTCCGCTGAACGCCGCGAAGCGCGAGCACTTCGAGGCACTGGACGACCGCCGTTCCGCTGGGTTCGGCGTCCTCATCGCCAAGCAGCGCGGCGGCGACGTCGAGGCGGCTCGGGCCGATCTTGCCGCTGCCGACGCTCGGCTCGCCGCTGCCGTCGTGGCCCTCGCCGCCTTCGAGGTGTCGGCGTGATCGGGCTGGACGATCCCAACGAGTCGTGGCTCGACTACGACCGGCGGCACGGCGTCGAGCTGCCGGGACCCGGCTACGACATGCACGTACGGCTGTCCGTGATCGGCGCCATTCACGCGGCTCGCGCAGATGCTGGCGTGCTCACGACGGCCTGTGGTCAGGTGGCTGACGACTTCGCCGGCACGGCGGCAAGCGTCACCTGTGCGCGATGCAAGACGGCGCTGGCATGAGCGAGGTAGACGTACACCGTTACAACATGCTCAAGCGGCGGTCCTGCGAGGCACAACGGGCTATGGCGGACGCGACGGATGAGCGGCGCGCGTCCAAGTCTGTCACTGCGGCCTACGCTGAGACGGGCGAAGGCGGGGGAGTGGCGAGAGTGAACGGATCCGAGCATTATGCCGAAGCCGAGCGGCTGGTGAATGAGGCCAAGCAGTCGATGGACGATACCCCGATGGCGGCAGCTCAGGTGCACGCGACCCTCGCGCTTGCAGCCGCGACCTCCCACCCCGCGGAGCGCTACGGCAGCTGGCGGGAGAAGGCGATGAAGACAGACGCTACCGCTATGCCGACTGACCCTTGCCCGGAGTGCTATCCCAGGCGACCTGATGCGCGGGTGCGGTACCGATGCGCCAAGCACGCGGCGCTGCAGTGGCCCCACCAATGGCGGCGCTGGGACTCGACGGGCGACCACGGCTTCCGGTGCGACTGGTGCGGTGCCGTCGCGGACGACCCTCCGGGCGGAGGGCGTTGCATCGGGCCCATACCTCCGGTGACATCGTGAGTGCAACAGGCTGGTTTGCGGGGCCTTTCACGGAGGAGGAAGACCCGCTCGCAGTCGTGTCCTGGCAGCCCGTCTTTCAGGACTCGTCCGGCTGCTACGGCCTCCCGCGGTGGTTCGACACGCAGGAGGCGTGCGAAAAGTGGCTAGCAGGCGCCCTGCCCGGCCTAGGGCAGCCGTTGGACTTCTCGCTCACGCACTCGCACCAGTGGCAGAATTGGAATTGGCGAGAGGGACAGGTCACGGGGCGGGTGTGCTGGGAGTGCGGCACTGTGCGCCACGAGAACCCAGAACCCGGCGGTACCGCATCATGACCCGCAAGCTCGCCCCGCGAAGCGTCTATCCCCTCATTGCGGGCGCCTCCGTGGGGTTCCTGGCTGACAGCCTGCGATCGTTCCTGCTCGGCGTCGGAGCCCTGCTAGTCGGCGCCGCAGTAGACGAGCACCGCGGCGTCCGCGTGACCGATTACCGCGAGGAGTGGCGGCCATGATTAGCCCCGATCCCGATCGGGATCATCTGTGGCGCCTCCTGGCCGCGATCGTGCTGCAAGCCGAAGGCCGCGTGCGCGTAGATCATCGGGCCTTGGCAGAGGTGCAGGGCGCGGCGCTGCGCATCACGCCGGACCGAGAGCGCGGCGGCTATCTGCTGGAATACGGTCCGCCCACTGACGCGTGTAACGACCGCGGGGACTAAGATCACCGCATGGCCCCTGTGCAGGTCAACGGTCAGGTCTACGTCCCTCTGACACTCGCAGCGGCCGGGCTCGGCTGGCCGGCGAGAACGCTGCGCACCTGGGCCGGGCGGGGAGTCATCCCGTCCGCGGTGGTGCGGGATGAACTGCACGTCGATCTCAAGGCGGCGGCGCGGTTCGCGCAGACGGCGCCGTGCCTCGACGGCTGGACGTCACCGGAGACGGCGGCCCTAGTGCTCGACGTCTCCGCGAACACCGTCCGCTCATGGATGCGTCGCGGCGATGTTGAGACGTCCTGCTCCGTCGCTCGCCGTCGCATCGAGGTGTGGTTCCCCGGCGTCGAGGAGCGCGCGACGCGCCGTGCCGCGTAGCACACACTTGCGGAAGATCCGGCCGCGCTGCACAATGCAGACCTCGGCGGCAGCATGCCCTGAGAACACAGATGGCCCCGGCGTGCGTCAACACCCGGGGCCGGTCCGACTGGATGAGAGCCGAACGTGGAGCAAGGTAACACCGCCCGTAGTCCGTACGCCACGAGCAGCACCGTGACGAAGCAGGTTGGGCAAGGCAGCGAGATGTACCCGTGGCTCGCCGACCTCGGCTTGAGCGAAGGGCAGACGCAGCGGTTCTGGGGCCGGCTCATCATGGCCGCCTCGGATGGGCTCAAGGCCACGCCCGAGCAGGCGTACGAGCTGGCCTGCACCTTGCGCGACCAGGACATTCAGACCGGCGACGAACGACGGGCCGAGGCGAAGCGCAAGGACGCTCGCGACGGGATCGTCTACTACGTGCGCTTCGGCGACCGCGTGAAGATCGGGACCACCGTCAACCTTCGGCAGCGGCTCATGTCGCTGCCGCATGACGAGGTGCTGGTGACCGAGCCCGGCAGCTACGCCCTTGAGCGGAAGCGCCACAAGGAGTTCGCGTCCTCGCGGATCACACCGCGAGGTGAGTGGTTCGCCTACGACGACGCGCTCAAGGAGCACATCCGTTGCCTGTTGCTGCCGCAGACGCAGACCTCATCGCCAACCTCGTGACGATCGGCGGCGTGTTCATCACGCCGCAGGACATCCGCCAGTGGGCAGCCCGCGGCAAGGTCGCTCGCCTCGGGGTGCGGGACGGCCGGCAGCAGTACGACTTCCGGCAGGTCCGGGACGTTGCCCGCGAGCAGGCCGCTTGACCGAGGAGCGCAAGACCGTCCACGTCACCGCCGTCCAGGTCGCAGCAGCCAAGCTCGCCGTGCAGCTGTCCGAGGAGCGCGGCAAGCCCGTCGACCCGGCCGTGCGACGCATCGCCGAGGCGAAGCGGCAGTGACCACCGTCGTTGCCTGCACCCGCGACGGCCAGGTCTTCATGGCCGCCGACAGCCTCACCAACGTCTACGAGCGCCCGATCTACGACGGAGCCCGCAAGGTCCGTCGCATTCCCGTCGGTGACGGCGAACTCCTGCTCGCCGTATCCGGGGCCGGCGGGATTGCGGACGCCGCACAGGCCGACCTGCGACCCGAACCGCCTCGCGACGACGACCTGCAGGCGTGGGCCGGCTACGTTGCGCACCTCGTCACCGACATCGGCCAGGAGCGCGGCTTCGTAGACGACGGGCACCTCGACGCCAGTTTGCTCCTTGGCTACGCAGGCCGCCTCTGGACCATCGCCCATGGCGTCGCCATCCCCCACCCCGACGGCATCGCTGCCCTCGGCTCCGGTGAAGGTCCCGCCATCGGCGCCCTCGACGTGCTGCTTGACCAAGGTGAAGCGCCTGCCGCTGCTGTCCTTGCCGCCGTGCACATCGGGTGCGGGCGGGACAAGCACAGCGCGCCGCCGGTCTACGCCGAGTGCCTCGCTGCGTGAGGCCCGAGCGCAGCAGCCGTCCGTGGCGACGGCAGCGAGCCGCGATCCTGCGAGCTTCAGACGTCTGCTGGATCTGTGGTCAACCCGGTGCCGACAGCGTCGACCACGTCATCCCTCTCGCTCGAGGGGGAACCGATGACCCGAGCAACCTGCGACCGGCACACCACGACGTCGAGCCGAAGTGCAACCGCGCCAAGGGCGACCGTGAGTACGCGCCGATCGTGAAGCGGTCAGGGTCACTGACTCGTCCGGCGTGACGGGTGGGGGGAGCACCCCTCGACCACGCCCCGGGCACTCCTCGGCATAGCTCCGATCTCTCTCTACGCGTTTCCACCTCGAGGAGGGGCTGTGGCTGCACGTAAGCCCCTCCGAGCGGTGTCCGCTACCGAGCGGGTGCGCCCGCCCGTCAAGACGGTCACAGAGGCTGCTGACACCGGCACCACCCGCGAGCTGCTGGTCGCCATGCGGGCTCGGATCGCCAAGGCGGTAGAGGACCCGAACACTCCCGCGCGCGATCTAGCTGCGCTCACCAAGCGCCTGGTTGAGGTGGTCCGCGACATCGAGGCGATAGACGCCCGCGAGGAGGTCTCCCCGGGTGCCCACGACGCCAGCGACAAAGCCCTCGACGCCGCGTCTCTCTGAAGCCGCTCGGCATCTGGTTGTCCCCACGGGGATCGTCACGACGGGTTGGCAGCAGGTCGAGGACAAGGGTCTCGACCTCGGCATCGGCTTCGACTGGTGGCAGGCGTCGCTAGGCAAGGCGGCGCTCGCCAAGCGATCAAATGGCAAGTACGCGGCGACTGTCGGTGGCGTGGTGCTCAGCATCCCCCGACAGGTCGGCAAGACCTACTTCGTCGGCTCCTTGCTCGTCATCTTGTGCATCCTGTTCCCGGGTCTCAAGGTGGTCTGGACGGCTCACCGCACCCGGACGGCCACCAACACCTTCCGGTCCCTGCAGGGCATCGTGAAGCGCAAGAGCGTGCGCCCGCATCTCGCCTCTGGACGCAATGGCGGCATCCGCACCGCGAACGGCGAGCAGGAGATCGCGTTCCGCAACGGGTCAATCATCATGTTCGGTGCACGGGAGCAGGGGTTCGGCCGCGGGTTCGATGAGCTCGACATCGAGGTCTTCGATGAGGCACAGATCCTGACCGAGAAGGCGCTTGAGGACATGGTCGCCGCGACGAACCAGTCCCGGCATCCGCACGGCGCTCTGCTGTTCTACATGGGCACCCCGCCTCGTCCCGTTGACCCGGGCGAGGCGTTCTCGGCAAAGCGGGCCAAGGCGCTGTCCGGCAAAGCCGAGGATCTGCTGTACCTCGAGTGTGCCGCCGACCCGGACGCCGACCCCGACGATCGCGAGCAGTGGGCGAAAGCGAACCTGTCGTTCCCGCATCGCACCCCGCTCGAGTCCATGCTGCGCCTGCGCGAGAACCTGCCGTCGGACGAGGCGTGGAAGCGCGAAGCGCTCGGCATCTGGGATGCCGTTCAGGGCAAGGGCGTGCTGCCAGCGCCGTCGTGGCAGACCGCGCTGGACGAAGCTTCGATCGCGGCGGACCGCTTCGCGCTCGGTGTCGAGTGTGGACCCGACCTTGCGTACGCCTCGGTGTCGTTGGCTGGGCAACGCGCGGATGCCGACTGGCACCTCGAGCTTGAGGACGACCAAACCACTCGGGGCGCTGGCGTCGCCTGGCTAGTCCCTCACCTTGAGGCGCTGGTCGCGGCGAATCCGCAGATCCGCGCGGTGATGGTCGACGTCGCCGGCCCGGTGAAGGCCCTGCTCGAGCAACGCCCTGACGGGCGTTGGTTCTTCAAGGGATCGAAAGTGGAGGTCACCCCCATCCGCGTGGCCGAGCTCGGCGCGGCCTGCTCGCTGGTGTTGAACGGCGTTGTGACCGGCGGCCTGCACCACATCGGGCAGCCGCAGCTGTCAGCGGCGGCACTCAGCGCAGGCAAGCGGCCTCTCGGTGACACGGGCATGTGGGTGTGGTCCCGCAAATCCTCGACGTCGGACATCACGCCGATCCAAGCAGCCACCCTCGCTCTTGCAGGAGCGCAGTCCTCGACGGTCAAGAAGCCGTTCCGCAGCGGCACCGGAAGGGTGGCGAGCGTGCTGTGAGCGACTCGCTGAACCACGTCCGGCTGCCCAACGTCAGCGACGACGAGCAGCGCACGCTCAACCACCTGCTCGACGTCCTCGCCAGCAAGCAGGGGCGCAACGTGCTCCGCGCTTCTTACTACGACGGCAAGCGCGCGATCCGACAGGTCGGACAGATCATCCCGCCGCAGTACTACCGGCTCGGGATCGTCCTCGGCTGGTCGGCCAAGGCGGTCGACGTTCTCGCGCGGCGCTGCAACCTCGACACCTTCGTGTGGCCGGACGGTGACCTCGGCTCGCTCGGCTTCCGCGAGACCGCCGAGGCCAACAGCCTGATGACCGAGGTGTCGTCGGCGCTGGTCTCCTCGCTGATCCACGGCACGGCGTTCCTCGTGAACACCCGCGGCAACGTTGCCGCGGGTGAGGCTGCGGGCCTGATCCACGTCAAGGACGCGATGAGCGCGACCGGGGACTGGAACCCGCGGCGCCGCGCTCTCGACAACCTCCTGTCGATCACCGGGCGCGACGACGACGGCAGGCTCAGCAGCCTCGCGCTGTACCTCGACGGGGTGACGATCACCGCTGAGAAGAACGGCGACCGCTGGACGGTGGACCGCACGCCGCACCCGTGGGGCGTGCCCGCCGAGCCGCTGGTCTACAAGCCCCGTGCCGGCGAGCCGTTCGGGGCGTCGCGGATCTCCCGCCCGGTGATGTCGCTGCACGACCAGGCGCTCCGCACGGTCATCCGCATGGAGGGCCACGCCGACGTCTACTCCTTCCCGGAGATGTGGCTTCTCGGCGCGGACGAGAGCATCTTCAAGAACCCTGACGGCTCGCAGAAGGCCGCGTGGCAGGTCATGCTGGGCCGGATCAAGGCGATCCCGGACGACGACTCCGCAGCGCAGCCGCGAGCCGACGTCAAGCAGTTCAGCGCGTCGTCTCCGCAGCCGCACATCGACCAGCTCAAGCAGCAGGCTCAGCTGTTCTCCGGTGAGACGTCGATCCCGCTGACGTCGCTGGGTGTGTCGGACATGAGCAACCCGACGTCGGCTGACTCCTACATCGCTTCGCGCGAGGATCTCATCTCCGAGGCCGAAGGGGCTACCGACGACTGGTCGCCGCCGCTGCGCCGCACCCTGCTGCGCGCTCTGGCGATGCAGAACGGCCTCGACGCGGTGCCCACTGAGTGGGCCACGATCGCACCGAAGTGGCGCAGCCCGGTGTACCTGTCTCGCGCGGCGCAAGCCGACGCCGGCATGAAGCAGCTCACTGCGGCTCCGTGGTTGGCCGACACGACCGTGGGACTCGAGCTCCTCGGGCTCGACCAGCAGCAGATCGACCGGGCGGTGTCCGAGCGGCGCCGGGCGAGCGGGTCCGCTGCTCTCCGCGATCTAGTCGCTCGACAGACAGCGGTGACAGGTGCCGACGCCCTCAGCGGTTAGCGCTCACCGCCGCGAGTTGCAGACTCTGACGGGGCTCGCCGGCCGGGACCTCGACAAGTTCTGGCGGCAGTTCACGACCGCCGACATGGCGCGTGACGGGCTGCTGGACGTGCTGCCGCTGCTGGTGGACCTGTACGGCTCTGCGGCGGCGACGCTCGGGGCGGACTGGTACGACGAGTTGCGCGAGCAGGCCGAGGTCCGCGGCTCGTTCCGCAGCATCCCGGCCGAGCTCCCTGATCGCGGGCGGACTGACGCGCTCGCCCGATGGGGCATCGCACCGCTATTCGCCGCCGAGCCGGACTTCACGTCGGCGCTGAGCCTGGTGACCGGCGGCCTGCAGCGAATCGTGGCGAACGCCGACCGGCAGAGCGTCACGGCGTCGGCCGTCGCGGACCCGCGAGCACGCGGCTGGGAGCGCCGTACCACCGGGGGCTGCGACTTCTGCCGGATGCTCGCCGGCCGCGGTGCGGTCTACAGCGAAGCGACCGCCGACTTCGAGTCGCATGACAACTGCCACTGCCTGGCAGTTCCGCGCTGGACCTGAGCGTCCGCACCACCACAACGTCCCCTGCCGCAACGGCGGGGCGAGCAAGGGAAGCCGCAATGGCTGACAGCGACACCACGGGCGACAGCACCACGGACACCAGCACGACCGACACCACCACCACCCGCACGTCCGCAACGGACACCGACACGCTCGGCGACGCCGGCAAGCAGGCGATCGACCGCATGAAGGCCGAGCGCGACGAGGCCCGCCGTCTGGCTCGCAAGGAGCAGAAGGACCGCGAAGACCTCGCCGGCCGCCTCAAGCAGATCGAGGACCGCGACAAGACCGAGGCCGAGAAGGCAGCTGAGCGTCTGGCTGCCGCCGAGTCCGAGGTCGCCAAGGTCCCGACCAAGGTCACGGACGCGCTCCGCACGCACCTCGTGGCGCTTCACGAGATCCCCGACGAGGACGCCGAGCTGTTCCTGACGGCGTCCGACCCGGACCTGCTGCTCAAGCAGGTCACCCGGCTGCTCGCCCGTGCGGGTGAGGCCGAGAGCGAGGCCAAGGCCCGTGAGGCGGCGGCCCGCAGAAACGGCAACTTCGTGGCCCGCGAGGGCCACGGGCTCGAGACCACAGACGCAGACGCCGCGGCCCGCATTGCCTTGGGCTTCGGGTAACCCCAACCCCAGAAGGAGCACGTGCCCTCATGGCAACCAAGACCGTCGCAACCCTGACCGCAGGCGCCGGGGGCACCAACCTGCTCCCCCGCGCCGTCTCCACCGAGATCTGGAAGACCGCGAACGCGCAGTCCGTCGTGCCGGCGCTGTCCACCGCCGCCCCGATCATCCTCGGGGAGAACGTCTTCCCGACCGTGACCAAGCGGCCCGCCGCGTCGATCGTCGGTGAGGGCGCGAACAAGCCCGGCAGCGACCTCGAGCTCGGCGCCAAGGTCATCCGCCCGATCAAGGCGGTCGTCGGCCTGGAGTTCACGATGGAGGCGGTCCTGACCAACCCCTCCGGCGTGCTGGGGCTGCTCCAGACCGAGCTCGGTTCGGCGCTCGCCCGGCAGGTCGACCTCGCGGTGCTCCACGGCCGGCAGGCCAGCGACGGCGCGCTGCTCAGCGGCGGCAACGCCTTCGTCAGCCAGACGACAAACCGCGTCGAGCTCACCACCACCGTGGCGTCGGACGCCGAGCTGTGGGCCGGCTACGGCCTGGTGGTCAACGGCGCGACCGGCAGCGACTTCACCGGGTTCGCGATGGACCCGCGGTTCCTGTTCTCGCTGGCGTCGGCCCGCAAGGCGGACGGCACCCGGCTCAACCCGGACATGCAGATGGGCTCGGCCGTCACGTCCTACGCCGGTCAGCCGACTGCGGTCTCCAAGACGGTCTCCGGTCAGGTCGACGCCGCGGCGGACACCAAGGTCCGGGCGTTCGGCGGCAACTGGGACGCGCTCAAGTTCGGCTACGTCCTCGACATCCCCATCCGCAAGATCGAGTACGGCGACCCGCTCGGCAACGGCGACCTGCAGCGCCGCAACGCCGTCGCCTACCTCGCCGAGGTCATGTTCGGCTGGGCGATCATGGACCTCTCGGCGTTCGTCGCCTACGAGGACGCGGTCGCCTGATGCGCCTCAAGAACCCGGAGACGGGCGTCACCGTGCAGGTGGACGAGGCGTACGGCAAGGAGCTGCAGGCCCTCGGCTGGAAGCCGGCCGAGGCGCCCAAGAAGGCCCCTGCCAAGTCCGAGAAGTAGCAGGAGGCGGTCAGCGTGATGCTGCTCGGCGTCGAAGATCTCGCCCCGTTCGCGGAGATCCCCGTGGACAAGGCGCTCATGATGATCGCGGACGCCTCGGCTCTCGCCACGCTGGCCGCCCCCTGCCTGACCGACGCAACGGCGCTGAGCCAGGTGCAGCAGAACGCCGCGCTGGCCGTGCTCCGCGGGGCAATCTTGCGGTGGCACGAAGCCGGTTCAGGGGCGCTACAGAGCGAGGCCGAGAACATCGGCACCTACGGGTTCTCCAAGACGTTCGACACCCGTCAGCAGCGCAAGCAGATGTTCTGGCCGTCGGAGATCGTGCAGCTGCAGAGCATCTGCGGCGGCTTGAAGTCGGGTGGGGCGTTCGCAGTCGATACCACCCCAGGCTGGATGGGTGTCGTGCACCTCGACACCTGCTCGGTCAACTTCGGTGGCGGCTGCTCGTGCGGCGCGCTGCTGCTGTCCGGTCTGTTGCCGTGAGCCTCGCGGCGTTGCTCACCGGGGACACGGTGGCCGTCGAGACCTACTCGGGCGAGACGGCGTTCGGTCCGGCGTACGAGTCCGAGCGGATCTTCGACTGCCGAGCGCAGGCGGACCGCAAGCTGGTGCGCAACGGCTCGGGTGACGAGGTCGTGTCCGAGGTGACGCTGTACCTCCCGACCTCGCTGCCCGGGGAGCTCGCGGCGGTGGAGGTCTTCGCCACCGAGTCTCGAGTGACGGTGAACGGCCGGCAGTCGCAGGTCGTGAACGTGCAGGCGCACCGCGGCCGGGGCGCTCCCGTGTACGTCGAGGTCACCACCACCTGACCGGGAGGTCCGCTGTGAGCTGGGACCAGGCACGGCGGGCGGTGGAGCGCGGCGGCAGCAACGGGATCGGGCGGGCGGCAGGGCATCTGCTGGACGCCTCCACCGACGTCGCCCCAATCGAGTCCGGCTCGCTCATCGACTCTGCCGGCACCGATCAGGACCGGCTGGACGCGACCGTCTTCTACAACGAGCCGTACGCGATCCGCGAGCACGAGGACATGGACGACCGGCACGATGCTGGCCGTCGCAGCAAGTACCTCGAGCAGCCGCTGCACGCGGAGGCTGACCAGATGCTCGCGCTCATCGCGGACAGTCTGCGGCGGGAGATCGGTCCGTGAACTTCACCATCGACCTGCTGTTCGGGGTCGCCGAGTTCATCGCGGACGCCGGCATTGCCGTGTGGCGGCCCGACGGTCCCTACGTCGCGTCCGATCAGGTGCCGATCGCGCTGCGGTCGGTGCCTGCGGCGCCGGATCGGGTCCTGACCCTGTCGTCGTACGGGGTGGACGACGAAGTAGAGCTCACCGACACCACGCAGGGCCTGCAGGTCCGCTCCCGCGGCACCACCGACCCGCGCACCGTGGACGGGCCTCCCGACGCCGTCTTCGACGTTCTGCACGGCCTGCGAGGCGTGGACCTGAACGGCGTTCACCTGGTCCTTGCCCGTCGCGTGTCGTGGACGCCGCTCGGAGCCGATCAGAACGGCCGCCACGAGCGCTCCGACAACTACCACCTCCGGGTCATCCGGCCCTCCGCGCACCGCTTCGACTGACGAGGAGTCAGCTGATGTCCACCCCCACCCCGCCCGCTCCCCTCGTCAGCCAGCTCGCCCGCAGGTGGCGGGTGGACGTCGACACCACGCCCAGCGCCGGCAGTCCCACCTGGGTGCAGGTTCGGGGTATCCGCAGCCTGTCTCCGACGACTCCGGCGACGCTGCAGGACGACAGCGACTACGACAACGAGGGCTGGGGCTCTCAGGTCAAGACCATGATGAACTGGTCGCTGGAGCTCACGGTCAAGGTCGGCACGGTGGCGGGCGCCCGGGATCCGGGCCAGGCGGTCATCGAGGACGCCTCCACCGAGTTCGATGAGGACGGTGTCGTCCACTGCCGCTGGTACGAGCGCGACGGTGGCCCGCGGGCGTTCGAGGGCTTCGCGCAGGCCGCGTGGGACGAGTCCGGTGGCGGTGTCGACGCGCTCGCTGAGGCGACCGCCACCCTGACCGGCATGGGCATCCGGTCGAAGATCACGAACCCGGCGGGGGCGTGACGACCCGTCGTCGCCGCGAGCCCGACCCGGAGGCGACGTACGACGACCCGACCCCTGGACAGCCCGACTCGGCGCTCGTTGCCGTCGCAGCGCCTGTCCGCGAGTTCACCGAGCCGGTCGCCGAGCCGGACCAGGAGCCCTCTGCCTCGACGGTGCACCGCGTCGCCGGGACCGCACCGAACTTCATGGTCGTCACCCGCTGCAGCCTGACGGTCGTCGTAGCGAAGGCGACCCGGCAGGACGCGAAGGTCACCTGCGGGAACTGCAAGCGGATCGTGGAGGCCACGTGAGCTTCCAGGACCTCTCCGAGTTCTTCGAGTCCTCGCTGCGCCTGCCGATCCGCGGCAAGGAGTACGTCGTCCCCTCCCCCGACGCCGAGACCGGCCTGTGGGTGCAGATGATGATGAGCACCGCCGCGAAAGCCGCCCGCGGGCAGGACGTCGACCCTGAGAAGATCGCGGCCCTCGATCTGGACGACGACGAGGAGCGCGGTCTGTTCGGTCGCCTGCTCGGCTCGGCGTTCGATGAGATGATCGAGGACCGCATCCCCTGGGAGCACGTCAAGCACGCCGGCATGACCGCGCTGATCTGGACGAACGGCACGCTCGAGGACGCCGAGAAGTTCTGGGCGACGGCCGGTCAACTCCCGGAAGCACCGGCCCCGAACCGGGAGACGCGACGGGCGTCCAAGGCTTCGGGGACTACGATGCGATCACGGGCCTCTACGAGTGGTACGAGGACCCGGCCGAAGGTGATCGAGGGCAGCGTCGTGCCTGGGCGGACCTCCTCCGGCACTGGGCGCTGATCGAGGCCGATCTGCAAGACCGCGGCATCGACGTCGGCGACCAAACGCTGATGCGCTCCCGCTCATGGCGGTGGTTCCGCGTGCGGATGCTCGGCCTGCTCGCCGTCCCGTACGGCTCCGACCCTGCCGGCAACCCGTTGCCCACCACACGCCTGCAGGCGGTGATGTACCCGGACAAGTAGAGGGGGTCGGCGGTGGCTCTCAACGTCGGCAACCTCTATGCGGAGCTGCACCTAAACGACGCCTCCTTCAATCGCACGGCCAGCCAGTCCGAGGGCCGCATGAAGCGGCTCGGCGGGGTCATGTCGACGGTCGTCAAGACCGCGGCTGTCGCTGGCGCTGGGGCCGTCGCTGGCATGGGAGTCGCAGTCGGCGCTTCGGTGAGCAAGGCAGCCGACTTCGAAAAGTCGATGCGGCTCGTCGGGACCACCCTTGGTGAGTCCGGCCAGCGGATGGATGAGCTGACGGCGCTCGCGACCAAGATGGGCGCGGAGACGACGTTCTCCGCACAGGGCGCCAGCGATGCGATGGTCGAGCTCGCGAAGGGCGGTCTGACTGCCGCGCAGATCAAGGCCGGGGCACTGCAGTCGACGCTGACGCTGGCGACCGCCGGTGGGCTGGGGCTGGCGGACGCTTCGACGTACATGGTGCAGGGTCTGACGACCTTCGGGCTCAAGGCCGGCCAGGCAGGAGAGGTGGCTGCCGCTCTCGCCGGTGGCGCGAACGCCTCGACGGCCAGCGTCGAGAGCATGGGTCAGGCGCTGTCCCAGGTCGGCCCTGGCGCCAAGACCGCGGGTCTGTCGCTGCAGGAGACGACCGCTGCTCTCGCGGCGTTCGATAACGCGGGCATCAAAGGCTCCGACGCCGGCACGTCGCTCAAGACGATGCTGGTCAACCTGGTGCCGTCCACGGACAAGGCCAAGAGCACGATGGACGAGCTGGGCCTCAAGTTCACTGACGCGCAGGGGAACTTCCTGTCGCTGTCTGAGATCGCAGGGCAGCTGCAGGGCAGCCTGCAGGGGCTGTCCCAGAAGCAGCGGACTGTGGCCCTGGCGACGATCTTCGGTTCGGACGCGACCCGCGCAGCTTCGGTGCTCGCCGACCAGGGCGCCGCGGGCATCACGAAGCTGACTAAGGCCACCAGCGACCAGTCCGCCGCGCAGAACCTGGCGCAGAACGCCACCAAGGGCTACGCGGGCGCGATGGAGGCGTTCCAGGGCGGCCTGGAGACCCTCCAGATCCAGTTGGGCACCAAGTTCCTCCCGGTGCTCACCAGCGGACTCGGGTTCCTGACCAGCAACGTGCTCCCGCGGGTGTCTTCAAGCGTCGAATCTGCCGCCTCCTTCGTGAAGGACTTCTCCGGCGGTTTCACCAAGGCCGGGCAGGGCGTCGCGTACTTCGGGTCGACCACGGAGAAGTGGGGCGCGACCGCGCACGAGTGGTTCTGGAAGGTCCGGCAGGCCGCCCGGGACCTGTTTCCCGTCGGTGAGGGCGGAGGCGTCGACTTCGCCGCGATCCTGGACCGGGTGGTCGCGACTGCGCAGCAGCTGTGGCCGGCCGTTCAGCAGGGCGTTACGCAGCTGCAGGGCGTGGGGCCGGTGCTCGACGTAGCTGGCGCGGGTTTCGGCTTTCTCGCGGACCACATCGACACGGTGGTCAAGTACCTGCCGCTGCTCATCGCAGCGTTCGTGGCCTATAAGGCGGCTCAGGCCGCGTCCACGCTCGCCGGGATTGCACAACTCCCGGTCACAGCCGCGTTGGCCGCGAGCAACTTCGCCCATGCAGCGGCGATCAACGCGCTGCTCGCGGCGATGGGCATCGAGCGCACCTCCCGCATCGCCTCGCTGGTCCTGTGGCTGCGCAGTACGGCGACCATCGCGATCGCCACCGTGCGGCTGTACGCGCACGAGGCGGGCCTGCTCATCGTGGCGGGCGCACAACGCGCCCTGACGGCGGCTCAGTGGTTGCTGAACGCCGCCATGACCGCCAACCCGATCGGGCTGGTGATCGCCGCGCTGGTCCTGCTTGGCGCCGGACTAGTCGTTGCCTACAAGCACTCCGAGACGTTTCGCAACATCGTCAACGGCGCGTTCTCGGCGGTGAAGCACGCGGCCACCGCCCTGTGGGAGGACGGGATAAAGCCCGCGTTCGGTTTCATCAAGGGCGCGTTCGACGCGATCGGCAACGCCGTGGTCAGCATGTGGGACGGCTTCATCCGGCCCACCTTGCGGACCTTCATCGACGGCTACACGCGCTTTGCCGGTGGCATTGTCGGGACTGCCGCAAAGGTTGCTCACGCGCTTGGCATGAAGGGGCTGGCCGCCGACCTCGACAACGCAGCCGGGGTCATCAAGGGGTTCCGCGACACGGCGCTCGCGGCCCTCGACATGCCCGACCAGAGGATCAACGTCACGGCGTTCGGCAAGCTCGTGCTGCCCGCCGGCTTCACCGACCAGGACGCCGCCTCCTTCGCCCGCCGGGACGCCTCTATGGCGCGTCGGAGGGCGACCGGCGGCCCGATCACCGGCCCTGGCACCGGAACCTCAGACAGCATCCCGACGCTGCTGTCGAACGGTGAGCATGTGTGGACCGCCAAGGAGGTCCAGAAGGCCGGCGGGCACAGCGCGGTCCAAGCGATGCGGGCAGGTGTGCTCGCGCTGGCGAACGGCGGCCCGGTGCTTAACGTCCGGGCGCACGGGCACGTCGGCTCGCTTGCGGACGTGGGCGAGTTGCGCTCGGACATGGCAGGCGTGGTCCGCGGCCTCGGGAACGCGACCATGAACAGCATCGCTGCTGCGGCTGCCCGTGCCTCTGCGACCGCAGCAGCCGCGGCGACGTCTCGAGCCACCCCGACCCCGACGAGCGCCGGCCGCGGCAACGTGGACGCCGAGCTGCTGCGTCGCTTCGACCAGTTCAACGCCTCCGTCGGAGGCGTGCTCAACATCGTCTCGGGCTACCGCTCCTCAGCCCGACAGGCGCAGCTCTACGCGGCGTACCTGAATGGCACTGGCAACCTTGCCGCCCGGCCGGGGACGTCGAACCACGAGAAGTCCCCTGCCCGTGCGATCGACTACGGCCCGGCGTCGTGGGCGCGCACGGCGGGTGCGTACAAGTTCGGGCTCAAGGCGCCGATCTCATCCGAGCCGTGGCACCTCGAGCGGGCGTACGACTCCGGCGGCTACCTCGAGCCGGGCGACACGCTGGCGCACAACAAGACGGGCAAGCGCGAGGGCGTCTTTACCGCCGAGCAGACCGCGAACATCAAGGCGATGGCCGGCGGGATGCGCCTGCACCCGGACGACCTGGCGCAGCTCGGCTACACGATCCGTCAGCGGCCGGTACAGCTCTACGTTGATGGCAAGCTCGTCGCGGAGTACCGGGAGCGCAACGCCCGCGGGGCGCTCGACGCAGCGGGCGTCTCGTGACGATCCTGCTCGGCGTCGAGGCGCCGCCGCCGCTCGAGGTGCCGGAGTCGGTCCCTGACCTGCCCGGCCGGGACCGCTCAGGGCTGGTCCACGACTGGACCGGGTGGGACGGCTCCTTCTGGGAACTCTCGCGCCGTCGCTCGGGGGTGCGCCTCAAGCAGGGCGTGAAGGGCCTGGACGACCCGCCGCATGAGCGCTTCGCAGACACCGGCATCGGTGCCGGTGCCCGCACCCGGGGCACGCGGACGCTGGAGCGCCAGCCGTTCTGGCCGCTGGGCATCTACTGCGGCGGCGACTCGCAGGCCTGGTACGACTACGCCGCTGCGTTCCTGCGCTCGGTCGACCCGGACCGCGAGGGCATCTGGGGGGTCACACAACCGAACGGCACCCGGCGCACCCTGAACTGCCGGCTGCTCGACCCAGGCGACGCCGGCCACGCCACGGACCCGGGGCAGCTCGGCTGGGGCCGGTACGACCTGACACTCGTCGCGGACCAGCCGTTCTGGCAGGGCGAGGAGATCGTCCTGTCGTTCGAGGCGGACCCGGGTCGGCCGTTCCTCGGTGGACCTGGAGTGATCGGCATCAGCTCCGGCAACACGCTGGCGCGGGCGAAGGTCACGAACCCCGGTGACGTGCCGGCGTGGCCGGTTTACCGGATCAGCGGGGAGCCGACGAAGGTCAGCGTCGGACTCGGTGGCCGACAGGTCGAGGTGCCGTTCGCCCTCACCGACGGGCTCGGGCTGACGATTAACACCGGCCCGGGACCACGCGGCAAGAGCGCGTACGACACCAACGGTGTGCGCCGGACCGCGGACCTGTCCCGTCGGGAGTTCGCCCCGGTCCCGCCCGGCGAGTCGGTGCCGCTGTCGCTGTCGATGGAAGGCAACGGTCGGGTCGAGGTCAGCCTTGTGCCGCTGTACCGGCGGGCGTTCGGTGCCTGACCGCGAGATCACCGTGTCGGTCTACGACCGGCAGATGTGCGGACAGGGCGAGCTCGGCGCGTACCTGAGCCTGACGGCGAACCGCAGGTGGATGAACCTGACGGACGTCTCGACGGCTGAGTTCAACATCCCGTCCGACCTGGACCTGCGGCAGCAGCTCGCCGCGCCCGGCTCCCGGGCGGTTGTGCGGGTCGACGGTCAGCACTTCGTCGGCGGCCTAATCAGCGGCGACAACGGTTCGGTGTTCGGCAGCCAACCGGTCACCTTCCGCGTCGAGGACGACTTCTCCTTCCTGCGCTACCTGCTCGGCTACCCGGTCCCAACCGCGGGGCTGTCCGATCAGACGGTGAAGCGGTGGAAGACCCGCGGGCCGGCTGAAACGGTCGCCAAGCGGATGATCGCGGCGAACGCGGACCGCCTCGGCATCCCCGTCGTCATCGCTCCGGATCAGGGGCGCGGCAAGACGGTCGACGTGATGGTGCGGTTCCTGCCGCTCGCGGACAAGCTGCTCCCGGCGTTGCTCGCGGCCGGGATCGGGCTGTCGGTGGAGTTCGTGGAGGGCGTCGGCCTGCGGGTCGACGTCTACGAGCCCGCGTCGTACCCAGTGCCGCTGGACGTCGCCTCAGAGGTGATCGTCAACGGCGACTACTCGCGGTCGATCCCGACGTGCACCCGGGCGATCGTCGGCGGTGGCGGGGAGGGCACGAAGCGCCGGTTCGCCCTGCTGGTCGATGAGGCCCGCGAGGCCGAGTGGGGCTTCGTCCGAGAGGTGTTCGTGGACGCCCGCGACGCCGCCTCCGACTACGAGTCGGCACAGGACACCACTGAGCAGGCCGCGAAGGACGCGATCGACCGCCGCAGCGACGTTGAGAAGGCGCGGACGGACCTGCGGCTGGCGAAGACCGAGCTCGCGGACACCCCGGGTAACCAGTCGCTCGAGGATGCGGTCGACGCGGCGCAGAAGGACTACGACGACGCGGTCAAGGCCCGAACCGCCGCCGAAGCAGCCCTTGTGACTGCCCGCGCCGCGGAGGACGAGGAGCACGACGCCTACCTCGACACGCTCGCCGAGCGCGGACAGGACGCGCTGGACGACGGGGCGGCGAAGACGTCCGCGACGGTCGAGCTGGTCGAGACCGATGACTTCGCCTACCCCGCGTACGACGTCGGGAGCCGCGTGGTCCTCGACCTCAACGCCGACCAGCCGATCAACGACCGGATCACCGAAGTGACCCTTGACCACCAGCCCGGCGCGTGGCCGTCGTTCAAGCCTGCTGTCGGGGACCGCTCGGACAGCTCGGACCAACGCATGGCCCGTGCTCTGGCTCGGCTCGCTGCCGGCGCCCGCGACCAGAAGGTGAGATGACGTGGCGACTGAGGTGGTGCTCGCTGAGAGCGTCGGCTATGACGAGATCATCTACGAGCAGGAGTGGAGTCGGCTGACGGGTTACCTCGGACAGCTCTACGCCTGCGGTGGTCCGAACCACTTCAAGGTCACGGCTTCCGATGCCGCTCACTCGGTCAGGGTCGGCGCGGGCGAGAAGTACGGACGCGGGGTGCTGGACACCAACGGCACCACGATCACCCTGACGCTGGATCCAACGACGTCAGGGCAGCGCTGGGACACGATCTACGTGCGCCGCAACTGGCAGACCGCCGCCAACGGCGGCGAGTCGTCGGTGCGGGTGTCGAAGGGCGGCTCGTCACAGGCACCCGTGGCCGGGCTGCGCCATGAGCCGGGGGTGGTGGACGACGACATCCTCGCCCTCGTCCAGACCACTGCGGGGATCGTCGCCCCGACTGCGGTGGTCGACATGCGCGGCTACCAGCCCCGGTCGCTGACGGTGATCCGCTCCCGGTCGCTCACGTCGGGGCAGGACGAGCGGCTGGTCGCGGACAAGGACTCGCGCTGGCCGGACGCGGGGACGTTCGACCTCGCAATCCCGACGTGGGCGGCGTACCTGGACTTCCGCTACGAGGTCGCGGGCGCGCAGGTGTCGGGCTCCGGCACCTCCACGATCACCGGCAAGCAGTGGGCGCGGCTGAGCGAATCCGTGGTGTCGCAGGCGATCGAGTACCGGGTGAGCCTGGCAGCCGGGCTGCGGCCCCCGGCGCTGCCTGTCCCCGGCCGCATGGCGATCCCCGCGTCGATGCGCGGCACCACCCAGACCTTCGCCCCGCGCGGCAACCGCACCTCCGGGACCAACGCCCTGCAGGTCGACGCCGCCTCCGCGGTGTCCCTGTCCTGCACGTTCAGCGAGGAGTAGGGCGAGCGCCGACAGATAAGGCGTCAGCCCGCGCGATCTGCTCCCAGGTGACCTCGACGTGCTCCGGGGTCAAGCGGGGCTCTGGCTCGTTCCCGTAGATCACAGCGTCACTCACCTCGGACCCGTCGATGACCTGAGCCCTGACCGGGTTGTGGTTGGTGCCCATCTCGTAGACCTCGACGTGCTGATCCAGCGCCGGAAGCAGGTGATTGCGGACCAGGCGCGTCAGGACTGTGTGCCAGTCGGAGCGCCATTTGTAACTGATGGCATCGCGGAAATCCTGCAACGTCTCGGGCTCGTCACCATCGCTGAACCCCCACTTCGACAGCAGCCCGTCGCTGAACAACGTCAGCGTGTAGGAGCCTGCAGCGCTGCTGCCCTCGCTCACTTCTTCCTCCCGTACCGCTCGATGAACTTGCGGATCTCCTCGGACAGCACCTCGCCGCGCTCCTCGGCCTTGTCCAGCGCCGCCTGCCACGCCCGATCGGACACGCGGACGACGCGGTTTTTCAGCGGCTCGCGCGGGCTCACTCCAGCGCTTCGATCGACTCTGCTCCGATGCCGTCCAGGTCGGCGCTAATCGACGCCACTCCATCGCCGTACTGCGGCATCAGCGACTGCAAGTAAGCCTGGGCCAGCGGCCAACTGCGGTCCTCTGCGTCGTCCTCGTCTGCTGCGTCGAACTCGATCGTGACTTCCGCCGGAACCAGGAAGCGCACGCGGTAGCGGCTCGTCGCCGCAGTCTCTGTCATGCCCCGATCCTACCGCCTGCACATGCATCCGCATAGGCACACCACGCCCGAGGAGGCCCCGTGTCCGTAGTGATCGACGGCGTGACCTGGTACCAGCACGGCTATCAGGGCCAGTCGTCAGCGCTGGTGCGGGGACCTGACGGCGAACCGCTCGTTGGTCGCCCCGCGACCGTTCGGCCTGACGGCACGAGCACCACTTCGCTCCCGGTGCGGGACCTCAACGGTGCGCCCATGAGCCTGGTCACCGACGACAAGTACGGCAGCCTGCCCGCGTTCCTCGCCCCGGACATCCAGATCGTCGTGGACTGCGGGCTGGACGTCACCAACATCGTCATGAAGTCGATCGAACTTGGGGATCTCGTAGAGGACGCCATCGCGGCTCGGGTTGCTGCCGAGGAAGCGCAGGCCGCTGCAGAAGCGGTCGTTGCGTCTGGCGCGACCGTGCCCGGCCTGGACGAGGTCCCGGACACCTACGCGATGCTCGCGCTCACCGGCATCCAGCGCGGCCACCAGGCCGTCGTCGGTGATCCGTCCGCGTCCGACCGGCAGGTCTTCACCTTCCTCGGCGGCGACCCGGCCGACCCGCTGCGCTGGAACGCCGCCGGGATGGACCTCGAGTCCCTCGACGGCAGGTTCGGCCCGCAGCGGCGCTGGGAGGGCGACGCCTGGTCCGACGCCCCCGCGTCCGGTGTTCCGACGCTCGCGACGTCGCTGCAAGACCCGAACGCCCCGGCCCCTCCCCCGGCAGGTGCAGGGTCGGTGTGGCTGCGGGTCGTGGACGCCGCTGACGGCTACCCGCAGGTGGACGACGCGCCCCGGGCTGCCCCGACCATCCCCGCGTCGATCGCGGTCACGGCGGGGAACGCGTCCGCGACCGTCAACTGGACCGCCCCTGCCTCGGCGGGGACGAGTCCGATCACCGGCTACCGGGCTCGGCTTCTGCGGGACGGGCAGGTCGTCGCGTCGAAGTCCCTCGGCCCGGCGGTGCTTACGTGGGACGTGTCCGGGCTGCCGAACGGCGCCGCGCACACCGCTGATGTGCAGGCCGTCAACGCGGTCGGGATGAGCCCCCGGCGGACCAGCGACCCGTTCACCCCGGCTGGTGACACGGTCGTGTCGGGGACGAAGTGGGGTGCCTCCGCGCCGTCGATCGCGAAGCTGCTCGAGCTGCGGGACAACCTCAAGGCGAACGTGCCGACGAGCGACAACCCGCTGCAGGCCCGGCACTCCTTCAACCAGGAGGCGCTGTTCCCGGCGACGTACGCGGCGCTCGGCAGCGCGAGTGACCCGTCCAACGGCTTCACCCGGTCGCTCAACAACATCCGGCTGACCGAGTGGGACGTGTGGGCTGACGAGTACGACACCTGGCAGGCCGCGGGGTTCGCGAGCGCGTCCCTCCCCGCGGGCGGCAAGCTGGCCCGAGCCAAGGGCCTGGTGCAGTCGATCGCGGCGAACCTGCCCGCCGGCTACGACGTCTTCGAGCTGGCGTGCGGTCATGAGCCGGAGAACGACACCGCCGGTAACACCGGCACCGGGCAGGCCGGCTGCAAGGAGGTGTCGCGGGTCGCGTGGGGCAAGGCGCAGCGCGCCTGGGCGAAGATCGTCGCCCGGTGGGGCGCCGGCCGGGTCGTGTACGTGCCGATCCTGATGGGCGCGACGCACCGCGGCTGGACATACCCGGACGGGACGAAGCGCAGCCCGGAGCACTGGGACTTCTGGACCGACCTGACCGCCGCGGAGAAGGCCGTCGTCTGCCCCGGCGTGGACGTCTACAATTGGGGCTCGGGCGGCCCGGCGGCGATCATCGCGTCCGTGCAGGCGTTCTACGTCGGCAAGGGCTTCGGCGCGCGCAGCCTCATCATCGCGGAGTGCTCCACCGACGCCGGGGCGCCCGACGCAACCCGCGCCCGGCTGATCGGTGACCCGGCGTTCACGGGTTCGCTGCGGTACGCGGCGGAGAAGTACGTCCGGTCCCTCTACTACTTCCACTCCGACGTTAACTACACGCCGCCCGCGACCGGTGAGCTCGTCGGCGCGCTGTCGTTCCGTGCCTTCGGGCGTGCAGCCCTCGGGCTGCCGTACTAGGGCCGACCTGGCGTCACAGCTCCGCCTGGCACCGTCCACGTGGACCGGCAGAGCGGGCACAGGTGCGGACCGTCGTGCCACTCCAGGCGGCAGCAGGTGTGCGTGCCGTCAGCGCGGGCTAGCGGCTCATACCTACTGGGACAGACCTGCGTCATTCCGCTCACCGCTTCACGTACCTCTCCAGGTAGCGGACGAGCACCCCGTTGAGCCCGCCCTTCTCGTCCCGCTCCGCTGCCTTCGCCTTCGCTGCCAGCCACAGGTCGTGGTTGACGCGGAACGAGTGCATCGGGGTCTTGGGCTGGTTCGGCACGGCGGCGAGTCTGTCAGGTGTCATAGCGGCCGCTCATCAGAGCGGGCGCTAGCAGACGGCTGCGGGCGCTCGACACCTTCGGCCTCGCAGTCGTCGTTACCGCAGGACCAGTCGCCTTGGCCCTGCCCGAACCGGCAGCCAGCCGGACGGCGGCAGGTCACCTCTCGGCGACGAGACTGGATCTCGCGGGGAAGCGCCCGAACAGCAGCGTCGGCGAGCCGCAGCCAGTAGTCGCGGTCCTCGGCGTTGGCCTCCCACATCTCCGGGTCCTCGTGCTCGCCGTCGAAGCAGGCATCGCCGTCAGCGGCCTTCGCCAGCGCCTCCGCGACTGCTCGGCGCAGCCACTGTCCAGCGCGCTCGCTGTTACTCGTCAGCCCGTGGCCGCTGTCGCGCTCAGCCACCGAACACCTCCGGGCGCGCGTTGGCGGACGGCTTGGGCGCGTTCTCCCACCGCTCATCGACGCGCCGCATGTGACGCTGCACGACGGTCCCCACACGCCGAGAGGCGCGCTCGCGGACCTCTTGCTCATCGCTGGACTCGCACCACAGAGAGCCGTCCGGGAGCAGTGCGCGCCACCAGCCGGTCGGCTCGTAAGGGCCACTAGCACTAGTTGGTGTCATAGCACCAACTCTACCCGGTGTCATAGCACCTGACCACCCGCCACGCCCCCCGTCGAGCAACCAACTAGGGAGCCCGCATGGCCGCGATCGTCGTTGCCGGAACCACCTCACGCGCCGCCGCCAACACCGGGCAGCTCAGCACGCCCCTCCCCGACGGTGCCGCCGCCGGGGACCTGCTCGTGCTCATCGACGGCACCAACGACGCCCCCTCCCCCCCGGTCTTCACCGAGCCGGTCAACCCGACCGTCCTGCAAGCCGGGACGTTCGGCACCAGCGGCATCGCACCCGACGCGTACGGGGCCGTCCACCGCGCCCTGCTGACGCCCACCGACGTCACCAACGGCGACGTCGCGTTCAACACGAGCGCGACGTACGCCGCCGCCCGCCTCGTCGTCGGCGCCGTGCTCTACCGCGGGCACGACGCGACCAACCCGATCGCGGCCAGCGCCACGTCCGTGCAGACGGTCACGACGGACACGCACGCCACCCCGGACCTGGTGCTCCCGACCTCCACGACCGACCGCACCGTCCGCCTGGTGCACCTGGTGATCGAGAAGAGCGCCGTCAACGACGCCTGGGTCGTGCCCGCCGGGCTGACGAAGCGCGCGACCGCGTACAGCCTGAACGTCGGGGGCTGCTCCGTCGTCGTCGCCGACAGCACCGACGTGCTCGTGCCGGCGAACAGTGCTCTCGCCCAGCGGACGTTCACCGGCAAGCCGTTCCGCACCACGAAGGCCGGCGCTGCCGCCACCACCGGCAAGGCCCGCATGGTGCAGGTCGCCGTGCTCGCCGCCGCTGACAGCGCGGGGATCAGCCCGAACACTGCTGCTGCGTACCCCGGGACGCGCATCGAGTTGATCGGCGTCGGGCACCTCGACCCGTCGTTCACCTACCTGTGGGAGCAGACCGAGGGCGACCCGGCGGTCATCGGCAACCCGACGGCAGCCAACGCCTACTACCTGCGCCCGTACAAGCTCCGCAAGCGGCAAGTCTTCCGGTTCACGATCACCGGTAACGGCACCAGCCGCAGCACCGTCGTCACGATCCCCGGCAACCGGGAGATCGAGGCCCGCGTCGAGGACAGCAACGGCACCTACTCGTGACCCGCTCCCGCCCGCTGCTCGACCCCCGCATTCGCCGCTCCTGGCTGGTGCAGCAGACCCCCGCACCGCTGCTGGAAAGCCCACTCGAGGTGCTCCTGACCGTCTGGGGCATCCTGTCCGGCCTCGCCGCCCTGGTTCTCACCGACGTCCCGTCGAGCCTGCTGCAGGTGCTCCCCCGCTGGGCGGCGGTCGTGTGGAGCATCAACCTGCTCGTCGGCGGGGTTTTGATCGGCGTGGGGCTGTGGCGACGCTGGTACGCCACCGCCGTCCCCCGCGGGCTGCAACTCATCGCGAGCTCGTGTGCCTGTTACTCCGTCGCCATCATGGCGATCAACGGCCTGAACGGGCTGCCTGCCGGCGGGCTGTTGCTGGCGGTCGCGATGCTCAGCGGCCTGCGGGCGGTGAAGCTGCAGTGGCTCGCCGACGCTGCACGGGAGATCGAGCGAGCGACCCGGTGAGCAACACGCTGACGCTGCTGGCTGCCGTCTTCGGGGTGGGCGGTGGTGGCACCGTTCTCGCCGGTCTGATCAAGGACTGGTTGAGCAAGCGACAGCCGAAGGGCAGCCTCCCGACCCCCGCCGAGCTCGCGGCAGGCCGGTCGTTGACGCAGCTGGAGAAGGACAACGAGCGGCTCCGCAAGGAGCGTGGAGAACAGGACGCCCGGCACGCCGCTGAGCGCGCCGAGTGGGAGCAGCGCGAGGACGCGCTGCTCGAGCGGGACCGACTGCGCCGGGACGAGCTCGCGCGCATGGAGGCCCGGCTGCGGGAACTGCTCGATGAGGTCGTGGCGCTGAAGCTCCGGGTCGCGCTGTGACGCTCGCCGACCCTGTCCGGCTGGAGGCGCTGCGCCGGTCCGGGCTGCTGGGCCGCCCGGCGACGGAGCGGCTGCGCCGGCTGGTTCGGACGGCGGCGGAGATGGTGCAGGCCGACGCCGCGCAGCTGAACCTGGTGGACGAGCACCTGGTGCACCACGTAGCGCTGTGGCCGGTCCCGGACGGACCTGAGGGTCCGTGGCCGTCGGAGCAGTCCGGCTGCCAGCACGTCGTCGGCGGTGAGGTGTTCGCGGTGCAGGACAGCGTGCTTCACCCGCTGACGTGCGAGCTGCCGTGGACGGGGACGTGGCGCGGCTACCTCGGCGCTCCGGTGCTGTTCCAGGGCGAGCCGGTCGGGGCGTTGTGCGTGCTGACTCGGCAGCCCCGGGAGTGGACCTCGGTCGACGTCCTCGCCCTGTCGTCCGTCGCGACGTACGCCTCGCACGCCCTGGCCTGACGACGGACTGTCACAGCTTTCGCAATCTTGCGAAAGCCGTTCTGCAAGTAGCCAAGTGGCCGAATGCACGCCGGGCCTTCACTCCGCGGCTCCGATCTAAAGCCCGCCCTGCCTTCCCTTCATTTGCCGACCTCCGGGGCCGGCTCCCAGCCATGCCCAGGAGGACCCCCGTGGACCCCATCACCGGCTCCGGCCCCGAGAAGTGCAAGCGGTGCGGCATGGTCGCCACCGGCTACGCGCGCATCAACGACGACCGCTACTGCCACGGCGACGACAGCGACGGGCCGACCTGCTACGAGCAGGCCAGCCGCGTACTGGCCTCTCACGGTGCCCGGCTGGCGGGCGTCCACGAGATCGGTTGCCCGAGCAGGCCGTGGCACCTGACCGGGACGTGCTGCTTCCCCGAGACGGACGACCGGTTCTGGCTGGAGACGGCGTGATTCGCCTCCTGCGCCCGCTGGACGAGCCCGGCGAGCTGACCCCCCGCCTGGGCGACTGCGCGCTGGTCGCCGTGCTGTCCCCGCTGATCGGCGCGGTCCTGCTCGCCCCAGTCGTGCTCGCGGACTGGTGGCTGCGAGCGCACGGAGCGAGGGCGTGACCGCCCCCGACCGCCGCACCTTCGAGGACAGCGCCCACGGCGAGGTCTACGAGCGCGTCCCCGCGGCCGAGTTCCCCGACGGCGACGCGATCGACAGCACGACCGTCGAGGACGACGGGGGCCCGGAGTGACCGCCCGCAGCCAGAACGGCTGGTCCGCGAACGACCGGAGCCTCATCGCCTCGTTCACCGTCCCTGGCACCAGCACCCGCATCGCGCTGCGCAAGGGCAACTGCTCCGTCGTCCTGCTCGACTTCCTCGACTGGTTCAACCGAGAGATCGAGCCCCTCGACGGCGGGACGCTGGACGACTGGGGCTACGCCGAGCGCCCGATCCGCGGCAGCACCACGACGCTGAGCAACCACGCCTCCGGCACCGCCGCGGACATGAACGCCGTCCGCCACGGGCTCGGCCGGGTCGGCACCTTCACCGCCGCCCAGACGGCCAAGATCCGCGCGAAGCTCGCGGAGTACGACGGGGTCCTGCGCTGGGGCGGCAACTACGCCGGGCGCAAGGACGAGATGCACGTCGAGGTCAACGCCGGGGCCGCCGCGGTGAAGCGCGAGGCCGACCGCATCCGCGGCAACCAGGAGGACGACGTCGTGAGCAAGCTCGACTACCTGAAGCTCGGCAGCAGCGACAAGGGCACCCCGGGCTGGCCGGTGCGGGCCTGCCAGTCGCTGCTGGACGTCGCCGGCTACTTCCCCGACCTGCCCGACGAGCTGGCGAAGGACCACCGCAAGCGGGTGTGCGACGGCGAGTTCGGACCGGCCACCGAGGCGGCCGTCAGGGCGATCCAGAAGGACCGGCACCTCACCGTTGATGGCGAGGTCGGCCCGGCCACGTGGTACGTGCTGAACCAGTGACGCTCCCGCTGCCCGTCGTGCTGGCCGTCGCGCTGCTGGTGCTCACCGCGCTGGTCCTCGGAGTGCTGCTCGGCGGGACCCCACGGCTGGCCGGGCTGTCCCGCTACCGCAAGACCGTGGTGACGGGGCTCGGCGCGGCAGCCACGTGGGCCGTGGGGACGTTCCCCGCCAACGCGCAGGTACAGGCTTACGGCGGGCTCATCGTGGCGCTCCTGACCGCCCTCGGGGTGTACGGGGTGCCGAACTCGCCGCCTCCCGGCGAGCCGGCGGATCCGGCGATGAGCGAGCAGGGGCCTGGTGCGGACAGCATCAACAACGCCTCGCCGTCCATCAACTACGACCCCACGCCGTACGTCGAGGGCGACGAGGACCGATGACCCTGCTCGTCGGCCGCCACACTCCACGCTCCCGCCTGGACGTCGCGCTCGTCCGCTTCACCGCGACCCACGCCTGCCCGGTGTACCTGCGCACCGCCCGTGACGACCTCGCGCTCACCGCGGCGCTGCGCCAACTGATCGGCCGGACCTGCCCCGCCTACCTGCGTGCTGCCGCTGAGCCCTGGCTGACCGAGCACTCCGAGACCGAGGAGCACTAGTGGCACTCCCCACCGCCGTCGAGACGGTCACCGTCAACTTCGGCCCGTTCCCCGACTACCAGGGCGAGTTCCTGGACGGGGACTGCTACTTCACCCCGATCACTCCGGGGAACGTGCTGCTGGTGCATGTCCCGTCGGGGACGCCGCTGGTGAAGCGGCCGATCAAGGTCTCGTTCTCCAAGCAGGAGGGCAGCACCGGGAACGTCGTGCTGCCGGCGACGGACGGTGCGGACCTGAACGTCTCGGGCTTCACCTACTCGGTGCAGATCGTGTTCAAGTCGTCGCAGGGCGCGGAGAACCCGAAGACGAAGCTGATCCAGCTGCCCGCTGCGGTGCCGGTCGTGGACCTGGACATCCTGCCGGAGCAGACGTCGGCGTCGGGCATTGTCGTCGCGACTCCTGCGGTGCTGAGCGTCGCGGGGCTGTCTGGCGTGGTGTCGGTCGCGGACCTCGCGTCGGCGCTGGACGCTTCGGGGGCGTCGGACGAGGAGATCGCCGCGCTCAGCGCGGACATCACGCTGCTGAAGACGAGCAAGGCGACCGCCTCGTCCGTGACCGCCCTGTCCGGCCGGGTTGGGACGGTCGAGAGCGACGTCGACGCCCTGGACGTGGCGGTGGCGGGCAGGGCCACCCCGGCGCAGGTCACGGCCGCGGTCGCCGGGCTGGAGACGCAGGCACACGCTACGGCGACTTCTGACGCACTCGACGCGCGCCTGAACGTGCTTGAGCAGGCCGCGGGAAGCGCCTCCCTGGTGGACCACGGCGACGGCACGTTCGACCTGTCCGGCTCCTCCGTCACCGACAACGGCGACGGCACCTACACCATCGCGGCCTGAGAGGCGACGACGTGACGATCACCGGCTACACCAAGGCGAAGACCGACCAGATCCTCTTGGGCTACACCAAGAAGCGCCCCGGCTGGGCGGACGTCAAGGACTTCGGGGCCATCGGCGACGGCGTAGCCGACGACGCCCCGGCCGTGGTGGCCGCGCAGGCAAGCCTGGGCGCGACGGGCGGTGTCGTCTACTTCCCGCCCGGCCGCTACCGGCTGGCCTCCACCGTGCCGATCGCCACCCAGGTCACCTACCGCGGTGCGTCCGCCGTCGCCTCGGTCATCACCTCCACGACCGCCATCGAGTTCCTGTTCCGCAACAGCGGCAGCGGCAACCTGGCCGACGTCTCCTTCGAGCAGCTCGGGTTCGCCGGCAACGCCGTTCTGCCCGCGCTGTTCCCGACCCGGGCGCGCTCGCAGTTCGGTGCCGCCGCCCGCACTGCGATCATGGTCAACGCGAAGGCCTACACCCCGGCCAACCCGGCCGCCGACGGCGTCACCGTGCGCGACTGCCGCTTCTCGAACTTCATCGCCCCGCCTGTGTCCCTGCTCGGGGTGAGCGGGCGAGCGATCATGGACACCAACGTGTTCTTCAACTGCATGGACCCGGGCTACGTGCACTGCGAGGAGGTCGTGTTCACCGACAACCTCTGCGAGAAGAGCTCCGACAACGGCGTCTCCATCTCCCGAGCGACCGCCCGGGTCGTGTGCACCGGCAACGTGGCGGCGGACTGCGCCTTCTCCGGCCTGTTCGTCGCCGGCTGGGTCGGCACCGACAACGCGGGCCTCGTCGTCAGCGAGCCCGGGCCGTCCGTCTTCGAGGTCACCGGGAACACCGTCTCGAACTGCGGGTGGTACGGCATCCAGGCCGACAACGGACCGCAGATCGGCACCATCACCGGCAACACCATCGACACGGTGAGCCGCGGTCCGATCGACGGGCGCAACGACGCCTTCGGCCACGGCATCTTCCTCAACGGCTACCCCGCCTACCCGGCCACGTCCACGCAGTTGGCGCGACTCATCAACGTCGGGGACAACACGATCAGCAACGCCGCGAAGTTCGGGATCGCGATGGTGAGCGTGCAGGGCATCAAGGTGCACGACAACACGCTCTTCAACATCGGCTCGGACTTCCAGGCGGACGGGGCCACCGCTGTCCCGGCCAGCGACCCGAACCAGAACGTCGGGATCTTCATCGGCTCCCCCGCCAGCAACAACAACCTCGAGGTGGTCGACAACTTCATCTTCGACACCCGCGGGGCCAGTAAGCGCACGAACTTCGGGGTGGCCGTGAGCAACTCCGGGGGCAGCCCGGTCAACTTCATCCGCCGCGGCAACACCGAGCGGGGCATGCGCAACGCCACCACCGAGCACGTCCTGACCTACTCGCGGTCAGCGGCGGGAGAGACCGCCGCGCTGGCTGCCCTTCGACAGGAACTCGCGTCGATGGGGCTCATCTCCGACCTGACCACCGCCTGATGACAGCCGACCACGACCGGCCGCGCCGTGGCGCCACGATCACTGGCAACGTACTCACCCGTAGCGACAAGGGCATCCGGGTGGCCGAATCACTGCAAGGCGGGGTGATCAGCGGGAACGTGGTGGTCGGGCCCACCATCAAGCTAGACCGCGGGGACCCCGCGGGCCCGTAAGGTCTGCTCCAGCTTGCCTGCAAGCACGCGGTGGCCCTGGACCGTGGGGTGGGTTCCGTCCTTGCCGATCAGGGTCGCCGCCTGCTTTGGGGTGAACCACCCGCTCGCGTCGATGAACGGCACCTGCTCGGACTTTGCCGCAGCCGCGAGGCTCCTGACGACCGCGCCTACCTCCGGGTCCGGCTGCCCGTCAGGGTCGACGGGACCGAGCAGCAACAGCCGCGCGTCGGGGTACTGCTCCTTGGCCGCCGCGAGCACCTGCCGGGCGTTGGCCGTGACCTGCCCGGAGGGCTTGCCCCGGTCGTTGAGCCCGCCTTCCACCACGACGACCTGGACGTCCCCGACGTCGACCTTCAGACCGCCCGTGCGGATCTGCCCGAGGTAGTCCGGCGACGCCGGGGCCTCCGTCCGGGCGCTGGTGAAGCCGGTGCCGCCTGCTCCGCTGACGAACGTCTGGTAGCCCAGGCTGCTGCCGGCCAGGTACGCCATCGACTCCTGCACGGTCGTGTAGTCGCTGCCGTTGAAGTACGAGTCGCCGAAGAAGAAGGCGGTCGGCTGCTCAGGGGGCGCGACGTAGGCAGAGCGCGCTGCAGCCACCTCGCTTGCGGTCGGGGCGTCGGACGGGCCGCGCGCCACGGCGGCAGACCCTGCAAGGACCACGACAGCCAGTACCACTAGCCCAACGTCCTGGAGCCTGCGCCCCCCACGCTTCGCCACCCTGGCATTGTGCCCGATGTGCGCTGGCCCGGCCGTGTCCGCGCTTCGTCCGCGCTGTGCTGCACGAGCCTGTTGCGTCGCGTGCTGGAGATCGTCGTCCCCACGAAGCGCAGGACGACCAGCAGCACCAGGGCGTACCAGAGCTGCCGCGTGCCCGACCGCAGGTTGTACTGGAGCAGGCTCACCGAGAACAGCAGAAGCAGGCCGCCGAGCAGGCCCACCCCGATCTGGGCGCTCAGGCCGGGTGTGCGCGCCGCGAAGCGCTGCAGGCGCGTCACGACGAACCCGGTGATCAAGAGGTAACCGACGAAGACCACGAGGCCGTACCTCGAGAGTTCCCCGAGCGCGTTGAACGGTGTGTTGATGTTCACCCGGAGTAGGGGTGCGATGGTCGGCCACGCGGTCAGACCGCCCGGCCTGGGGTCGATGCTCGTGAGGAAGTAGTCCAGCGGCTGCTCTGGCGTCGCCGTCGCGATGGACCCGGTCAGCGGAACGGCGAAGAGCACGTTGCCGAAAACCGCCAGCAGGTTCGGGACGACTGCACTTCCGGGGTCCGCGATGATCCGGCTGACGTACGGCCCGAGGCCGTTGCCCCCGAAATTGCTGCGCAGCGCTAGGGGTAGTTGCAGCAGGAAGACCGTCGCTGCGCCCACAAGAGCGGCGGTGGTCACGCCGAGCCGGCGCGCTTTGCCCGCCCCATCGGGCAGGGACAGGTAGCAGCCGAGCAGGATGAGTGGCACCAGGCCGATCAGGCGCGTGCCCTTCGCGAACAGCACGGTCATGTAGAGCAGCAGCAGCAGCGTCGCGCGACGCTTGCCGGAAGTGCTTCGCCCGTTGAACAGGACGAGTCCGAGCAGGGCGACGCCCGCGGGCAACAGCACGCCGGACAGCTTGCTGATCAGGAGCGGGCCGTACGCGTCGAGGTACGAGCTCCGGTGCAGCAAGCCCTGGGGTGACGTTCCGATGATGGTCAAGGTCACGGGTACCAGTGCGGCCAGCAGGACGGCGCCGGCTGGCAACTTCACGAGCGCCTCGCGTAGCGCTGCCTGTTCCACGGCGGCGTCGCCTTTGCTCCGACCCCCTAGCGATCCCAGGAGCCCGCCGATCCACAGAGCAGCGCTAGCCAACAGGAACAGGCCTGCCGCCACCCTGTACGCGGATACTGACTGACCTAACCGGGCGCTCACCCGAGCCACATCGGCGATGCGTGGATACAGCACGTAGCCCGCGACCCCAACGGTGTTGAGCACGCCGATGACGATGGCGATCAGCGGGAACGCCCCGAGGACTCGGCGCAGCGTTTGAACCTGCAGCACCGTCACGGCGAAGCAGGCCGGCAGCGTGATCCACAGGAACGTCGGGTGGCTGAGCACGAGCAGCAGCGACAGTGCCAGCGCGCTCAGCGTGGCCACCCAGAAGCCGCGGGGAGCCCTCTCAGCGTCTAGTTCAAGCCGACGCCTCGAACCCCACCGGGCGAGACCTGCGGCCGGGCTGTGCAGGGTCACGGCCCGAGCCTAAGCCCGACAGCCCGTCCGGTGAGGCGGGCTCTCCGCTACTCGCAGTCCTGCTCCCCCGCCTGCCTCAGCCCGCTCCACACCAGAGCGACCCGGACGCGAACAGCACCCCGCACAGCAGCAACATGGCGGGCATCGTCCCGCACCGAGCACGACAGCGCCCCCGCTTCCTCCACACCGGAGGGGCGGGGGCGCTTCGCTGTGTGCGGTCCCGACGCATGGGCTACTTGCAGGCGCTCGCCACGGCGGTCGCGCTCGTCTTCGGCGTGCTCCTGGTGCTTGCCGGGGTGGCGTTCATCGTGGGAGTGGCTGGCGTAGTCCTCTACTTGCTCGCCGGCCTGTTCGCGGCGATCGGCGACACCTGACCTGTCAGATGGTCGGGCCCCCCACCCGCCGCACGTTCACCGCGGGCTCCCACCGGACCCGCTGCTCGCCGAGCCCGGTCGTGAATCGCACGCTGACCCGCTCACCCCGGTAGGCCGTAGCCCAGCCGGAACACCAGCGCTCCCCCTCGAACAGCACCTCGACCTGCACGGGCGGGTCCAGCACCGTGTTGCCGGCGCTGTCCACTCGGTCAGGCACGCTCCACCGCCTCCCGCAGCCTGTCGACCGCCTCGTCCGACGTCGCACCGAACGCCCCGCCGACCGCCTCCAGCCCGGGGTACTGCCCGTGCAGCCGGGCGGCGTGGCTACCGGTGCCCGTCACCCAGACGTCGACGTCCAGCAGGCCCCGTGAGGTCTGCACCTGACGGTTGCCGGCGAACACCCGGGGAGCGTGGCACGGGAGACGGGAGGGCGCGCGAGGGGTGTGGACAGCCTGCGAGCGGGAGGGGCCTTGACGATCTACCTTGAGCGCGTGGCAACGACCTGGGCCGTCTCGGAGCACTTGGACGCTGGGATCGAACGGTACGTCCGAGTGCTGGTCGCGGCGGGGGTCGAGACGTTCGAATCCTGCGAGGGTGGCGACGGCCACTGCTCGCCGGAGCCCTTCGTGCGCTTCTACGGCGGGCGTGAGGCGGGCTGGCGGGCGTTGTGGGCCGCGCAGGAGGTCGCTCTGCCCGTACGGGAGCTGCGCCGGTTGTGGCCCGTCCTGGACGGCGAGCCGACAGGCCCTTGGTGGGAGATCGTGTTCTCCACCAAGGACCAGCCGGCCGAGGTGCTAGAGCCGAGCGCAGTGGGCGCACAGCGGGCGCCCGCCCGTGCCTGACGCCTTATAGCGGTCCTCGATGTTGTTGCCCTCCGTGCAGGAGTCGTTGTTGTGGTGCACCGTCTCGCCAGTGCGGGTGGAGTGGAACGGGCTGACCTTCGCCATGCTGGTCTCCTTTGACCGAGTGTGAGCCACGACACAGTAGCCCCGCCCCGGCGACCCTGACAGCCCCTCCCGCCTACGCCCGCAGCCGCGTCCTCGAGCGCACCCGCTCCGACCTGATCCGCCGCAGCCGCCCCACCACCATCGGGTCAGCGGCCAGCGCCTCCGGGCGATCCACCAGCCGGCCCAGCAGGGCGTAGTACCGCGTCGGCGTCACCCCGAACAGCTCCCGGATCTTCGCGTCCTTCGACCCCGGGTGCTTCCACCACTGCCGCTCCAACAGGAGCATCTGCCGTTCGGTGTCGGTGAGCTCGGGCATGGCGGGGACGGTAGGGGCGGGGTGTGACAGATCAGCGCCGATCAAGCTCGTCTAGCACCCGGTCCAGCTTCCGCTCTAGTCCGTCCAGGCGTCGTTCCAGAGTCTCCGTCTCCTGCTGCTCGGTCTGTTCCACCAGCGTCACGAACCAGGCAGCGATGCTCGCCGTGAGCACGCCGAGTAGCGCGATGCCGAACACCATGAGCCCGACTGCGACAACTCGTCCAATCCCAGTTGTCGGGTAGCGGTCCCCGTAGCCGACGGTCGTGATCGTCGTGGCAGCCCACCACAGGGCGTCGCCGATGCTCTTGATGTTCGCGTCTGGGCTCGTCCGCTCTGCGTCGAGCACCGTCACGGCAGCTACCAGCACCAGTAGTACGCCTGCCCCGGCGACGAGCTGGCTTCCCTGCGCGGCGATGTTCCGTCGTGACCGCTTGGCCAGCATCTGCCCGACCGCCACGAGGCGCAGGAGCCGGAGCGGACGCAGCGCTGGGAGCGCCACCGCGGCCAGGTCGAGGAGGTGCGTGCGAACGAACCGCCACTTCTGCTCCACCAAGGTCAGCCGCACCAAGTAGTCCGCGGCGAACAGCGCCCAGATCACCAGATCGGCAACGGACACGATCCGGGCCGCGATTCGCGGCATCGCCGGGAAGGCGACTGGCAGGGCAAGTACGAGCAGGAACACCCCAGCGAGCACGAGCAGCGGGCGCTCGGCGCGGGCTGTCCACCGCTCGTAGGTCACGCCGGACAGCGCCATGCGCGGGATTGTGCCCCAGCCACGAGGCATGGTGGTCGCCTGTAGGACAACGACCGGTTGTCGTGTCGCACCTTTGCGGTAACCATCAGCCCATGAGCACCCGCGCTGGCCTGTACGTCCGCATCAGCGATGACAGAGAGGGCGCAGGTCTCGGTGTCGCCCGGCAGGAGCAGGACTGCCGCCGACTCG